GAAGGTAACTGCTTGCGGAATGAGTAGCGATGAGATAGAAGACCTTTGTGAGAACTATCTGCCGTATGCTCTCAACCCGATGCTATCTACCGAGGAAGTCAAGGAGAAATTGCACGTTTCTGATGCCACTTTGAACAGGATGGTTGCTAGAGGTGACATTCCGAACGGAGAATGCAAGAAGCGAGGACATACGAGATATTGGAAGAAGTGGGATATACTACACTTCATTAAGAGCAAGAGAAAATCATAACGTATCAGCCCTATCGCAGCACGGATAAGCGAGCATATATGAGTATGAATTATATGTTTTGTACTTTGATTATAGTAGCGATGCTAGTAATCATCAACAGCACATTCATTGCTTATCTATACCTTTCTTACGAGTATAAGAAGGTCGATAAGTACTTCTTAGCTTGGGTAACGGTGTCAACTATGATGTTGACAATGTGGTTCGGAGTAGGATTGTACCTGTATCTACAATAATCAGTTCGTAGCCCGATACACCTTATTATATAGGATATATCGAGCTATTCTGTTAAAAAATATTAAAGCACACATATTTGTGTGCTAAATATTTGCATCTTTGATTTTTTCTTATTATCTTTGCAAGCGTAAATAATACAATAACTTAAAGTACAGCAAGATATGAAGAAAATTAATTTTTTCCCGAGAACAAAATCAGAGGCGATGGAAATTGCTAATGAGTATATCGCAAGTAAGGATGGTCTTGCTTACGATATGGATATGAGTGTAGAAGAAGCAAAGGCAAATGCTAAGATTGTTTGTAAGAACCTTACTCTTACAGTCACCTGTGATGGGGAGTCTCCATTGAAGCTTTACTACAAGTATGAAGATTAATTAAGATATTTTAGCCCTCGCCAACACGGATAAGTGCAATCAATATGTATAATCAGAAAGTATATGTTGTAATTTGCAACAAAATAATAATTAGTATTTTCAGTTCTAAGGAAATAGCTTTTTGCACCATTCCTCAAAAAGATGAGTTTACCGAAGTTACTCAGTCTGTCCGTACTTTTGACGGAGAGGAGGCGATGATTCCTACAAAAGATAATTTCTATTTGGATGCACCTATCTATGTTCATGTGGCAGAGCATACGGAATACATGATGGATTTGCCAGTAGAGTATAAGGAAGAAACTTCTATCTATGAAATTAAGGAGTTTGAGCTGAAATAAAACGTAATCTTTGAAATAATATTTAAATGTTATAGATATGAAAGAAACTAAGAATGCAACAATTCGCCTTCCGCAGGAAATTGCGGATTGGCTCACTAAGGATGGCAAGTCCATCAATCAAGCGGTTATTGATACTGTCAATACATTACAAAGCATAAGATTAATATCTACGACAGAGCTTCGTGGTATATTCTCAGCAAACGAATGGATGTTCCTGGCGGATTCATTCAACGGAACAATCATCAACGAGTCGATAAGATATAACGTTAAAATGCTTATCGCTCATTGTGAAGATTCAGTGATTTATGATTCACTTGATAAAAAGTACGATGTGGATATGGAAGTATTCAAGAAGAAACTCAGCTCCTTGCATTGTGCTAATGTTGATGCCCTTTATGCAAGAATTGAAGATTTCTGGGATAAGGACATTGATATAGAAGATTGGGCTAAGTTTTGATTGGTATAAACGTTAAAGAGAGGTAAGTGATTGCCTCTCTTTTTTTACATTTTCAAGAAGTCTTCTACATCAATGTACTCAATTCCGAATTTCTCCGCACACTGTTTGTCGGAGTCCGAGAAGTCTCCTTCTTTTCCGCTAGCATCACCTATCATAATCAGCTCACTCTTCTTCCAAGAAGAATACGATTCTAGCATTCCGGTATTTGGCTTTCTCATTCCTATCTCTGCATGCGATGGGCAATACATAGAGTTGACGAATATATTTCGTCCGGTATGATTGCGAAGATATTTTTGCATAAAGCTTTCAATCGCTTTTATCTTTCCTATGAAGTCCTGTTCGTCAACGAATTGAGGGATGCCTCCTTGGTTTGAAACTATTTCCACATAGTAAAGAGTAGGGAACACCTCTACAATCTTATCCAAAACCTCTTTACGGATTTTGAAATCTGTCACATCTATTGGAAATTTGTTTCCTGAAATAGTCTTGATAATAGTATCATCTAAATCTATGAACAATACTTTTTTCTTGATAAAATATCCTTTTCCTGTCATATCTTTGCTTTCTATATTGTTGTTTAATAGGTATGTTTTCTAATATAGAGTTCGAAAAAACACAGTTGTTATGGTGTGTCTCACCTTTTTAGTAATGCAAAGATACGACAAAAAAGACAGACTTGCAAATAAATTAATGCAAATTTTAAAACGTTATCTGTTTTTAATGAAATCTTTAATAATTCTCGTAATAGAATCTTCCTTGATCGCCATTGGAGCATCGCCTTGGTACTCTATTACTTGGTTGCCACATTCCTGCCAAAACAAATTGCTATTAATACGTTCTCCATCAACTAATAGCCAATTTGAATGAAACTCAAATGAATGCATCTTAGTTAACGGAACAAGAATAAACATATTATTCTCCTTCTTGTTCACTAGTACAGACAAGTCTGAATCATCAAATGTGATGATAACTTGATTTTCATTCTCGGAAAGAACGTTGTAATCCTCGTTATAACGTTCGAAAAGATAATTTTTAATGCTAGAACAACTCATATTCTTGTAATTTTATAGGAGGGCAGATGGAAAAATCCAAGGTCTGCCCGCCAAGTTAAACTTATAAGGAAATCTTCTATAATATAGACTGGCAAAGCCATCCCATGAGATAGCATGGTTCTTCGCCTTGCATGTCTATTCCCAGATGGTTGCATATATGTGCAACCACATGGAACATTTCATGTGTGAGGCTGTTTATATACTCGCCTTCAGATGTTGACTTACAGATAAGGACGACACTTGTGTTCTTTGAAACATTTGTGTATGTCAAGCCTTTGTTTGGTGAATTGGTTGAGATGTGGTCGTATGCATCCAGCAATGGTTGCCCTTTACAATCAATGGAACTTAGTACATCTATAGCCTCATCAACCTCTTCTTGATTAACAACATGACATACAATCACATTCCAATCATATTTCTCTAGGTAAATTTCTTGTTTAATCATAATACATCATCCCATGGAATGCCGATTCCGTTATGGTTGCAATCGGCATAAAATCTATTGAAAATGAATCCATCCTCTTGATCTGGGTCATCCACCATATCCTTAATAAATTGAGCCAAAGCAGCTTCATCCTTTAAAGAGGACTTAAAGAAATCGGCTCTAGCCATGTTTGCGACATAGACAAAATCGTAATTGTCGGCATTCTCCAACTTTACGTTGTTGACTTTAAGGAGTTCCTCCACAGTGTCTTTTTCTGTAGGTTCTACTCTTTCTAACTTGCCTGTCGTTGCGTTTGTCTTGCGCATTAAGGTGATAGCCCAATCACACATTTTTTTATTGAAGTGCCATCCATTGTAGCGAAGGTATGCAATCATTCCTTCGGGCTTCATGTCGTATGCATCAAGTGGTATTTTGTATCTTCCCATAACTGAAATTTTTAAGGAGGTGGAGATTTCTCCCCACCTCAAAGTGTAATACTAATAGCGATAGCCGCCACCTCTGCGACCACCATGTCTTTCACCATAGCGGTCATCATCATCATCATCCCAATTATCTCTGTAATCAGGCATTGGGTTTCTGTGACCCATTCGTCCATACTTGTCATCCCCCATTTCATCAATGCAGTGCATGAGTTTACCACCATACTTAAGCATCTTCTCTACAAGTTCTGACATTTCATTTACCTTGTTTTCGGTAATTTCTATCATGTATCCCATAATGATTTACTTTTTTGTATTAACTTTTTCCAAAGCCACTGACAACATAGACTTAATATCGGTCAAAGTTCCCTTCATTCCGCTAACCTCGCTTTTGAGGTTATTGATGTCTTCTTCCTGTTGTCTGTCTTTGGCTATTTGTGGATTCAAGATGGCACGCATCTTTGCGCACTCTTCCATAACCTTTTTGTGGTATGACTCGCTTTCCACAATCTCCTTAGAATGCCGATACATAGCCTCAACTTCTGCATCCATGGCTTCACGACTTTCAGAAACCACGAGGTTCTCAGAGTTTGCGATTTGCATATTGGATGGGAGTTGTTTGAACTCCATTTGCTCATTCGGCAATTTTACGACAACATCAACGGTAGTCTCCATTGGTTGTGGGTTGAATTGCCCAGGAGTATATGTTGGGAACTTAGGTTGTGGGTTACTGACCGATACAACCTGTCCGATTTTAAGACTTGGGTTTTCACCCTTGTCAAGCACATAAAATATGCTGTTAGGTCGAAGTCCTTGAAACATAGCTTTGTGTAATGTTAATTGTTAAACAATACCCGTCATTAGCTGAAGGGTGTTAGTATCTCGCTCGAACCAAAACTGATAAACTCCAGTTCCTGCAATGTCGGCTACCGTCAAAGGATTGCCGTTGAACTTAGTTACAGCTTGGGTTACGCCATTGGTCTCGAAAAGGATTGGCAGCGTATTTGTCGTACCTGTCGGAATGGCTTGATGTAGGTTCACAAAGATAGTTCCCCTATAGTTAGCATTCACGAAGGCGTGGTTTCTGAACGAGAAAACAACATTTTCGGTGTTCACCACCACGCCTGTAGATGCGATAGCTGCCGAGCCGTTACGATTAACCCATGCAAAAGGTCTCATCCATAACATAGCAGCCTCCTTTCTTTAACCCCAGAATCCGTTGTTGGCAGCATTCAAACCATACAGACCTGCCTGATAAGCGACACAATTAGGAACCGCAGTAAATGGGCTGTAAGGAGTAGTTACCGTCTCTGGCAACTTACACTTGATACCAGCCACCTCACTCTGCAAGCCAGCCAATACCGCATTGATAGGTGCTACAGCCTGACCCACAATCTGTGATGTCATAGCGGAAGACTTGAAGGTACTGTTCTCCTCGCGAAGAGAATCAATCTTGTTCTGCATCTCACGCATCTCAGCCTGCTTCTGACCGTCAACGATGGTCTGAGTGCTCTCCTTGATAGCGTTGTGCAAGTCACAAGTCTGGCGCTGGGTCTCGTAAGCCACGTTAGAGAAGCCACGCTCCTGTCCTACGGCTACATTGTTGATGGCATTCTGCAAAGTGCCAGTCTGCTGACACATAGCCAACTTGACGTTTCCGTCCATAGCCGTAATATTGTTATTTACACGGCAGCAGCAATCAGCGAGTTGTGATGCAATCTGCATATTACCTTGCTGAAGAGCGTTGATAGTTTGCATTCCGCTCATGCCTACTTGGTTGCCCACGTTCTGGACTTGGGTAGTCAAAGCAGAGATTGCTTGCTGAATCTGTCCTTCTGTACAATTGAGCTGGGTAGCGAGATTACTGAGTGCATTACGATTGCCACCGATTGCATCCATAAGCAAGGAACGACCATAGTCATTGTTGATTTCATTGGCAAGACCTGCGCCATTGCCACGACCACCAAAGCCGAAACCATTACCGCCCCAACCACAGAAGCAAAGGATAAAGAGCAGCCAAATGAACCAAGAACCATCGCCATTGCCGAATCCGTTATTACCCTTCATCGCAAGAAGAATGTTTGGGTCAACGCCTCTCTGTTGGAGCAAAGGAGCTATCAAGCTCATCATTCCTCCATTGTTACCTGAACCCTCTGGATTAAAAACATAAGTTTTTGATGTCTCCATAAGAATAATCTTTTTGTGTTAAACCTTAATTAAACTAACTCTTTGTAACGTTACGGCTGCAAAGTTACGAATAATAAGCAAAAGGTTTAATAACTCTATCAAACTTTCTTTTATTCGCTAATAATCAAGCAGTTAAGGTGACAGGAGGTAATATCATACTTTCGAATGGTCGAAAAAACAAAGGCTTGTTTGCAAATTCCGTTTGCAGAAAACAAAAAAATGCAAACGGAATTGCAAACGGAAACTAAGCGCACACAAATTTAAAGCCAAACTTTCGTGTATAGTATTCCTCTTTCGGATGTCTTTTCGTCTCGGAGTCATAGCAGAGAATAAACGGCTCACCCTTAGAGTAGAAATAGTTATAAGACTTTCGCAAATACATCTTCGCATTCAAAGCCTTTGGGGAGAGTTTTCTTATTCTTAACCTTGTTTCTTGAGGCTTACCCGACAACACTCTAAGTTCGTCCATTTTATATTGCATATGCAGCTTTCTGCCTTTATTGGCATACTTTTCTTTATTCCAATAGTTTCTCAAAGACTTGTTACGCTCTTTGCGAATTCTGTCTGCCGTTTCTGCGTTATGTTTCAATCCAAGCTTACTGACCTGTCCTAAAATTGTCGATTGAGGAATATTCGTTACTTCTGATATTTCTCTTGCCGTCATCGTTTGGTACATGTCGGAGATTTTACGGATAGTCTCATTATTCAATTTATTGTCTATTTTCGTTCCACCTAAAATAGTGATATACTTATATAATGTATGTAAGGTTACACCAGCAGCCTTGGCTACTTCCTTTCGTGGGTAGTCATTGATATGGGCTTTGATGTAGTCTATCTGTTCCTGTGTCAATCTTCTTGGCATTCTTCGTCCTCCTCAAAAGAAAATCCATATTTGTTCTTATAGTATTCCTCATCCATCCTACGAGTATTCCGGTCATAACCCAAGATATAAGGTTCGCCTTCAAAACCGAAATACCCATGTTTCGTAATGAGATTGTATTTGGCGTGATATGCTTTTGCAGGTAACTCTGAAAATCTAAGATTCGTTTTCTGCGGAATGCAGGACATAAATCTGAGCTTTTCTGCACGCATAGTTCTTTTCCAACTTTTTACCCTCTTCTTTATTATTGCTTTCTCATACGCTTTCTTTAAGTTTGCCAAACTATTCTTTTTAAGTCTTTCGATAGTTTCTTTCGAATGAGTAAGCTTTAGTCTTTTTGCAGCCTTTCCTACAGTAGATGGATGACACCCTACAATCTCGGCAATCTCTTTGACCGAATGGTTAGGATACAGATTTATGATTTGTTCATCACGTTTCCTGTTGGGTTGTGGAACAAATCTTTTGTGCTCAAAATTACAATCGCATTCGTGCAATATCTTATATAGAAATTTTACGCTGACACCCATTCTTTGTGCCAACTTGTATCTTGGTCGCTCATTTATGTGCGTCTTAATGATGTCTATTGTGTCTTGTTCTATTATCTTCATTTTTATTCAGTTTTTTATGGTGTGACTCACCTGTATTTGCAAAGGTAATGAGATTTTATTGATAGAGCAAATAATTTAATGTGTTATAACTTTGTTTAAGGAAAAATTTAATTATTTGCACAAAAATTAATTGTGTAGTTTTCTGACTCGGCTATTTTCACATTATTATATATAAATAGCTATCTTTGCAACAAAAAACATAAGGAAATGACAGCGGAAACTATTCAATTAATACAGACGGGAATTAATCTTCTTTGCGCATCGGGAGTTATCTCCACGTTGCTATACTATAATAGTAGAAAACGAAAGGAGGCGGCACTCGCATCACAGGAAGAGAATAAGACTATTTCATCATATGCCGATGAGTGGAAGGCTCTCTATGAACGTTCCAACGAGTCGGTCGTTAATCTTAACAGTAAAGTAGATGAATTGTATGAGGAAATCAACCAATACAGAATTACGATACGCAATCTTAGGGACGAGAAGAACGATTTGAAGCTTGCCTTGCATGAGGCACAATGGAATAGATGCATCAAGGATGGATGTCAACTTAGAACCCCACCAAGAAAGCGAGAATCCTTAGAATCGTTGGTTGAAAAGGAAGAAGATGCGATATATCGTGATAGGGAGGATTAAGTTATGATAAAGTATCTGAAATTACTCATACAAGTTAATAGCGGGCATTCAAGCAAGGCATTCTTTTTAGTGTCCGTTACTTTGATAGGTCTCTTGATGCTCCTGGTTGTCTGCTTTATCTTAGTGTGGGAAGTAGTAACTTATGGGACAATCAAGACCGATTTAATGGGGTTAAGTGCATTCGTTGGTAGTGTGGCTAGTTTGTTCGTCACGGCTGGCATTACCAAGACTATAGGGGAACGTGGCGAACATCAAAGCGAAAACGATAAATAGACTATGGCAGATTCAAGTATTTTAAAACCATTCATACTCTCATTCGAGGGTGGTTATTCTAACAAGAAGAGTGATAGGGGACACGAAACAATGAAAGGCGTTACCCTAGAGACGTTCCGCAAAGTGTATGGAGCAAACAAGACCGCATCGGACTTGAAGAAGATAACCGATGAACAATGGCATCACATCTTCAAGAAATATTATTGGGATGCTTGCAAGGCTGACCAAATCAACAACCAGTCGGTGGCTAATCTCTTGGTTGACTTTGCTTATAATAGTGGAGTAAGCAGAGCTGTACAAAAGATTCAAACTATCGTAGGAACAAAAGCTGATGGCATCATGGGTAATATGACCTTAGCTGCTATCAATTCATACAAACAAGGTCAATGGGCGTTGTTCGATAAGCTGAAGGTGTCACGAATTGCCTTTCTCAATGCGATTGTGAATAATGACCCTAAACAGGGAGTAAATTTGCATGGGTGGCTTCGTAGAGTAGGGAGCATACAATACGGAAAGCTCGTATGTAACAACGGAAAGATAATCACTTGGTAATCTTACGAGATACAGGCTCAACTAAGGCATAAGTAAGACCATCATCCTTAATTGGGTGGTGGTTTTTCTTCACTTTTGAAATTTTGGAAAAGAGAGTAAGGACTAAAAAATGGTTCCTGTTAGTTTTTATTTGTAACTTTGCACTCAAAAAGGAGGTTGATATGCAACTAAGATTTGATTGGTGGCGTTGGCTCGTTACCATATTGGTAGGTTTCTTCATCATGCTGATGATGTACGGATGCCGGACAACGAGATATGTAGAAGTGGAAAAGGTGGTGCGAGACACTACTACTTATGCTCACTGGGACTCTATCGTCAATGAAAGGGTAAGGCTCATTCAGGATAGCTTACTCTCTTACCATTGGGAGCAGACCGAAAAGCAGGTTAAGGATTCCACATACATAAAGGATGATGTCAAGACAAGGGTAGATGAGAGTGGTAAAGTGCTAGGTAAGGATTCTATTCACATAGAGATTAGATACAGGGATAGCAAGGAACTATCCAAGGTTCGTGATAGCCTTATTCATTATAAGGAGATAGCAGAGCGAGCAAGTATATACAAGGCTCAGAGGGATAGTCTCAACAGAGAGTTGAGTATTGTCCAGACCAAAAAGGAATATATCGAGAAAGACTTGGCGGGATGGGACTTATTCTATTGGAAATTCGGAATGATTTCCTTTTGGGTCGTTTCCTTGACGCTGGTAGCAATGATTTTCTTTCTCACGGTAAAATACAAGAAAAAGTTTTTTCATTAGGTTGATTTTTAGTTATTAAGGTTTAAGATTGGTTTTTAGGTAACAACTTATGGAGCAGCTGCCAGTGATGGTGGCTGCTCTTTTTAGTCTTGAGAACAACTTAGTGTGTGAAATGTCATAAATGCAAGCGGTTTAATATATTTATAGTTTCATATATGTAACTAAATACGGCATTCTGTGTTAAGAAAGCATAATACATATAATTATGCACACTAAAACCCTTGCAGTTTGAAAATTAATTAGTAACTTTGCAACGTGCTTTGTTGGTGTTGACCCCACTTACAAGAATCGACAAGATTTCCAGTGGCGAAAGCCATACTACGATAATCCTTACCTAGATTTCGGGGGTCAGACGAATGAAGGGTAAGGATTTCTTTTTAGAATCCTTATTATGAGTCGAAACATCCTTAGATAGCTCTAGGTTAGCAATGGGCTATAACTGTTGGAGTAGGCGAAACACAGATAAGTTAAACAAATAAGGAATTTATGGGAAAGCATTATTTACATATACGTATGGACTTGGTAAAGAAGTACACCTATGGTGCGTCATCACAAGAAGTGAAGGCACACAAGGAGACGCTTTGCTTTGCTATTTGGTGTAAGATGCAACGCAGAAATTCTGTAATATTTAACTTAACCATCAAGGATGTAAAGAAAAAACTCGGTGTGGGCTATCCAAAGGCAAGAAAATTGCTAAAGGATGTCAAGGAGGATGGACTCTTTACAGAACTTGGTAACGGGCGATTTATCGTGAATACGTTCCGTGACAAAGAAAAGAAGCCCAATAAAAATGGAGGTCGCTTCCAAGGAGCTTACGTTTGTCGTATTCCTATTAATAAGGACTATAAGCTAAAGGAGTTATATTCTATAGTCAACAATATTTTGTACACATCGGTTATTAGTGGTGCTCGTCAAGACTGTTTTAACGTTGGCAACAATGATTGTGCTTGGCATCAACTAACTACTAACTCGTTTGCAAAGGTTGTGAATATGGGTCATGGCTCTATATGCCGAATCAAGAAGAATCTTATCAGCGAAGGTAAGATTAAGTCCACGTATGCGGAAATGCACATGGCAGATGATAGAAACGATGGAGAGATGGAACGAACATTGCAAAGGTTTGGTCGTAGGAACTTTACGTTTAACGTAGGTAACCTGCACTATTTAATCATACCTTGCTCTTACTCTTTTGGAGACCGAGAGACTTCTGTTGCTATCAAGCACAGAATCTATGGTTATAAATTGAAGGGACATCGAATGCAAATAAAGGAAAATGGCACAATAGGAAATCTACCTGATGACTTCTATGGTGGGTAAGTTCTATTTTGGACATTTTCATATTAGTAGTTAGTTGGAATAAGTATAGGAGTCTTTAAGAGGCTAACGTGTTCCTTGATATATTACGTGTTATTATTATATATACGAGATTATGAAGAAGATAGAAGAAAAGTACTTGGAATCAGAACATCAAGTTAGAGCTTATGATGTTTATCTGAGTTCATATCGTGTGAAAGGTGCAAATCGAGTGTTGGCTTGTAGTCGATTGTATGATGGTGACAAATTCATTCGTGACAACTTCCTGGTCAACGAGCAACAAGCCGACAAAATAGAGGCTATGTTTGACTTGGTTAATAGAATATTGGAAACTTGTAAGGATATAGACTTGTTTACGATTCGTGTTTCAAACAAAACTTTTGCGAATTTAGTGAAGAATGCTGACTTTGCGGAAGAGTCTAATCGCTACTTTGGCAATATATCTAGATTCAAACGTCTGCTTGGCAAGAGGGAGGTGATAATTGTTATTCCCAATTGGTGTACCGCAAACAAAAAAGATTATGCTATTGACGAAATGGCAAAGGATTTGTATGCGAAGATACCATCTTCCCGAGTCTTTTCGGGTTTCTGTATAAAGAAAAATTGGATAGAAAAGGGCTTTATAGAAGATTTGTGGGACTTGTTATGGAAAAACGGATGGAGACAGAAAGATGGAAACTATTGTGATGATTGGCGAACATTGGCAGGTGCTTACAACTCCGTTTTGCGAACAGGCAAGAATGCAAAGTATGGCAAGGTTCAACCTAAGAAAGAAGAAACTATTGTGGAAAGAAAAAGACTTCTTCCAAACTATATTTGCTATACAGATGGCAGCTGCGATAACTATTCCACCCATAAGGCAGGTGGTTCTGCGTATATCGTTGTGAATACATCTACAGGTGAACTTGAAAAGGTAAAGACACATCATTGCTTGCATACTACCAGTAACAGAATGGAAATGTTGGCGATAATATCAGCCGTTAATTATTGTCCGAAAGGTTCTGTCATAGAGGTTAGAAGTGACTCTAAGTACGCATTGAAAATGTTCCGCTATACAGATTGGGAGATAGGTGTAGATATAAAGAACCCAGACTTAATCAAGTTGTATCGTAAGTGTGCAAAGGACAAGCTTGTTATTTTGACTTGGGTAAAGGGACATAATGGTGATGATTTGAACGAACAAGCCGATTGTTTAGCTTTTGGAGCTTACGAGAAAGCTTTAAAAGAGAATGGCTTACCAATGGCTCCTGAAAAGTATCGTGCGTTAAGACGAGGCAAGCAGACGGTGTTTGAAACAGATAATTAAAGATAAATTTGATTTATTATGAAAGAGTTAGGTTTTGATAAGCTATACGTAAAGTTTAGCAATTTATATTGTGAGTATCGTAGTAGAAAGGAATTTTTGAAGTGGTTGAAAACTGCAAAGAATCCTTCTGAAAAGTTATTTGAAGTAAAGCCAAGTGAAGGTGGGGCATTTGATATTCTGTTGACTTTTGAAGAGGCAAAGGATTTGTTCCCGATTATGGAGAAATCATTACCTAAGTACGAAAACGATATAAAACAAGTTCTGTTGGCTATAAAGGAAATGGGGCAACTTGAAGTAGCAAAGATTTGGCATGAGGATGATTGGGGTGATAGCTTTGTAGAGGATTTTTGTAAAACCCATGATATTTAATGAAGATACGAACATTTGAATTATGTGCCGGATATGATTCTCAACTGATGGCTTTGGAACGACTGAAGAAGAAACATTCTGATTTTGATTACGAGTGCATCGGCTGGTCGGAGATAGAGCCAAGTGCAATAACCTTGCATAACGCTTGTTTTCCTAGTCTGTCCGGCAAGAACTTTGGTGATATGACCAAGATAGATTGGAGCAAGGTTGCTGATTTTGACTTGCTGACATATTCAACACCTTGTCAGTCTGTTTCGCAAGCCGGAATGCAGGAAGGAATAGAGGAGGGAAGCAATACACGTTCCTCTATCCTTTGGTTCACAAGAAACGCCATTATTACCAAGAGACCGAAAATACCTCTTAATGGAGAATGTAGAGGCTCTGGTTCAAACAAAGTTCATCGGGTTCTTCAACAAGTGGCGCAAGGAGCTGGAATCCTACGGATATGCCAATTATGCAAAGGTGGTAAATGCTGCCGACTGCGGTGTTCCTCAGAACAGAAAACGTGTCTTCATGCTCTCTATACGAAATGATGGTGATAAGATAGATTATCATTTTCCGAGAAAGACAAAGCTGAAGAAACATTTGGTTGATGTCTTGGAGGAAAATGTGGACGAGAAGTACTTTTTGAGCGATGCTCTGCTATGTAAAGAGAAATTTGTACCAAATGAATGGAAAGAGCCTATGGGTGCAGCTATAAGGACTCGTTCTGAAGGGAAGTGGATAAAAGGTCAAAAGCATAGCCCAAAAGTTGAGCTTGGAAAGACTACAGCCAATACCATTACATCTGCGAGCAAGGACTCCTTGGTTGTGCTTGGAGAGACAAGGTTGCGCATTAGGCGTTTGACTCCGAGAGAACTCTTCCGTTTGATGGACGTTGACGAAGAATACATAGACCGGATGCTTGAAAGTGGAGTGTCAAAGTCAAGTCTTCAAAAAGCTGCTGGAAACTCTATAGTTGTAGCATGCATGGAGGTAATATTTGAGGAACTTTGGTTTCCTGAGAATAATGTTAAGGTCGCTGATGATGGTCAGCTATGTCTATTTTAAATAATGATGATATGATGTTTTTGAATAATAAAGAGAAAAAGGAGAAAGCAAATGCTATCTCATACAAGATAGATGAGTACATCTGGGGAAGAAAGGATTTCGTTACCGATTGTCCCTATGGTGAGAAAGGCAGATACACCAATGCTGTTAATAAGGTTGGTGACTTGGGATGCAACACTTGCGAATGGCAGGTAAGACACAATCAAAGAGCGCAAGTTGTGATGTGTTCCCATCCAAAGGAGGAGAAGAGCGAGGTTAAGAAACTTTTTAAGGATTTATGATTATGGATAAGGAAAAGTTAAAGAAAGATTACAAGAATGCTTGCAATGCTTACTTGGAGGCATTTTGTGAGAAGCATGAATTTTACGGATTGGATAATCCGGAGACATATTGGATTGATACAGGTGGAATAGCCAATTGCGGTGATTTAACTTTCGATATGGCTACTATTGTAACTGATATTGACAAGGAAGCTCCCGAAGAAGAGTTGTTGAAGTGGTACGATTATACTATTGAAGCTAGTGAGTTCAATTTGCCTATTCCAAACTTCGATCATTGGCTCATAGGATGTCCAAGAACACCGAGCAAATGGTTTGAAGACATGCGGGCAAAGCGCAAGGAGATTGATGATTTATTGAAGGAGGAAAATGAAAGATTGAAAAATGGAAAAGAGTAACCTTTTTAATTATCTACAGAGGCTCTTTGATGAGGGTCTCTGTATACACACTACCGAACTTGAATTCGGAACACTTGAAGTAACGGCAGAGAATCGAAGCCAAGGCAAGCAAATCACATTCTTTGCAAAGGGCATGGAGGATGCAAAGCAGAAAGCTGCGGAATGGCAGGCTGGTCAAATACTCTTGAATTGCGAAGATTTCGAGGAGATTGTTATGTTCTTGGCTCAAAGAAAGAAACTTAAAAAGGAAATGTCAAATGGATAAGAATTTTAGAAGTTGTTTTTGTTGCGTCCATTTTTTGGAAATACAAAATACAAGCACAGGAAATGTTTTGAAATGCAAGAAGGGTAGCACAGTGGAAGTAAAGGGGAAGCGACTGACAGAAATCGCTGCAAGATGCAAAAATTACAAAGCGTGAGGCACACGTTAAAGAATATAGTAAGCTGAAACTAAAGTTAAAGGTAATAGACAACAGGGGTATTTGAAAGAGAGCGAAATGTAAAAAACTGCAAAACAAATAGTAGATTCTATACAGTAAGATTAAAATATATTAATATAGACAATAAACACATTAAATTATTTGCATATTACAATAATTCTTTGTATCTTTGCATCGTAATTAAGAAACAAATGTTATTAATTAAAATGGTGAGACACACCACAAAAACTGTAAGACATGATGATTACATCAAATGATTGCTACAAGATTTTTCCAAGTATCGAAAAGTTCTTCGAGAAGACCGAAAACAATTCGGTTGAAGAGTTGATTGATAATTTGCACCATGCTTTAGAGCGCAATGGTAATGCTCTTTGTGCAGATGCAGTTTTTGACAAGGACAATAAAAAGTCGTTTTCCGTTTGGGTTTGCGGTAAGCATGGTAAGACAATGGATGAGCGAAATGACTTGCATACTTTGGATGAAGTTAAACAAGCAGCTATCGAGCTTTCTACCAAGTTTGACTTGAACGATTATAAAACGAACAAAATTCGTTATAAGAGTATTTGGGCTTAGTGCTCATACTCTTCAGGAGAAGTTAAATCGGTATTTTGGCGAGGAGGCAAACCTCTTCGCCAATCTAATAAGGGAAAGGTGAGGCACACCGCAAAAACTGGTGGTAATGACAAAGAAAGAAATTTTAAAAAAATGGCTTGAAGAACCAAAAGTGAGATATGGTAGCAATTCAAATTTCACTTTGGGATATGGTGATGGATGGGACTGGTGTAAAGATACCCTACGACCAGCTATTACGAAGAACGCTATGTTTCTTAGATTCTTGGAGCATGGCTTCCGTGAGATAGAAGAGTTTCTGAAATCAAAAACCGGAAAACCTAGCGAAGAGGATTGCACTTTATATTCCGTTGGGTACAAAGATGGAGTCAAGGATGCCATGATAGCAATTAAGAATAGATTTGAAAAATTAAAATAGGAGGTTAAATGGATTTAGGAAAGGCGATTAAGACAATTAGGGTAAGCAAGGGCTTGACCCAACGACAACTGGCTAAGGCTATCGGTTGTAGCGAGACGAATATGTTGTTTATGGAGACCGGAAGAACGTTTCCACGTAAGAGTAAGATTGATGCAATATGCAAGGTGTTAGGGATTCCGATGTCTTACTTGTTGATGTTCTCTATTACACCGGATGATATTCCGGAAGACAAGAAGAGTTTGTACACAAGCATCGTAGAGCCGATGCGTAACGAATTTACTAGGGAGTTACTGCGATGAAAAGATACTTTTATTTTTCCGCAAGATTCATCAAGAATGGACGTATGGCGTATTCCGCCGGAATTTTAGAATCAGATGAAGGGTATTTTGATTTCGTTAAGGCCTCAAAGGATATTGCACAAGGAGAAGGGGTTGATGTAAAAAAGGTTATCATAGTTTTTTGGACAGAGACCAATTCTATTATGAAGGATAAGTTTGAAGCTTTAAAAGAGGAGGAAAATTGGTAGAATATAAATAAAAGGATTAAATATGAGAATACGAATAGTTAAAAATGTTTGTGCCGATGGAGTAGAAAGGGGTATCTTGGAATATCGCAACCATTGGTGGGAGAAGTGGAGACCATTGCACCAGGAAGGCAAGTTGGCTTATGTAGCATATATGGGGGCGAAACCTTATAAGTCTTTACAAGAAGAGTGCTTTGATATGCTCGAATTAAATGAAGAGCAGAGAAAGGTACGTGAACAGATGTTCCGCTACATATTAGATGCAGAAGAGATATATGTTGGTGCAAGAATTGGTAGCGAGTATCACATCGGCTATGATGCTGATAATGATGAGAGTATGGAGACACTAAGAAATTTGGAGGAATAGTTATGCTCGGAAATATTTTTTCGGTTATGACCGATATTATATATCGAAGAGAGGAAAGTTTGAATCTCTTTGAAGGAAAGAAGAAACTTGATAAGGTGGTGTCTGGTCGGGTAATCAGAGAACAAATCAAGTTGTTTGGTTTCACCGTCAGGACAAAGTATTTTTATCAGATTTGCTGCCCACAAGTCAATATGAATGATACCCACGAGGTTTGCACATTGAATAAGGTCGAGGATTTGGTACGAACAGAGTGCTATAACAAGGTCGTTGAATATTCAAACAGAAAACATTATGCCTAGTGTTAATTGTTTCAGAAGAGTTCTGTTAGATGTCGGTGGCAAGAAGACAATAATCAGTGTTCCGCATGAAATGGCCGAAACCGAAGTAAATAAGGTTATGGTTGTTACCAGAGCCTATCTACAGCAGTATGTCTATGTCGAAATGATATTGGCAGAGTGTTTCATTCAGAAAATCGAAAAGAGTATTCTGAAGAAGAAATGCGTTAGGTTTGAAGTTAAGAAGAAGTGGGTGGACTGCAAGAAGAACCTTCGCAAGGTGGTTAAGTATTATGACGCTTATGTTCCTAATGCAGATTTCAATAACGAATTCGCAATGACGTTCTATGACAAGATTAGTGGAGACTTGTATAAGTTGCGAGATAAGATTGCGGTGAGGTTACAGAACTTAGGAATTGGTGAAAAATCGGGAGTTTATGCGAATGCAATCATCCTTTATAATCTCACCAACCTTTGTCTGGGAACTTATGAGAATATCATCCGTAAGCTGTTTGAAGAATTGCACGTTAACTTAATGCAAGCGTTCAAGGATTTTGCCCCAATACTTGCTTTTGAAAACTCCTATGACTTCATGGCGTTAGTGATGGATAAGGATTTCGAGAGACTGGCAGACCATTTGATGACCAAAGAAATTCTTTCTTATTTCGACAAGGTGAGAAAAGGTGTCTTTGACGAACAGACATTAAATGAGGCTGCTATTAATGCAACGGAAGACTTAAAAGGCGATGAGAAGGATTTGCAGCGGACTTACATAGGGATTAATGACTTTATGAAGAGTGACTTTCCTTTGGAGAGAACAACATCAAAGAAAGCAAGCTGATGAAAATAGACCCAAAAGAGTTATTGCCGATAGGTAATGAATTTCAGCGAATCTTTGGGGAAAGCTTTGGAAAGTTCATAGATATGCGGTTCCTTTTAGCGAGAAAAGAGTTGGTCTTCAACTTACTGAAGTTTACGGATTGGCTTGAAGAACGCTATCCAGATGAGTGTTCCATTGATGGAGTTAGTTACAATGAGGTTATCGAGCGAAAGTTTGGCAACCGAGGTGTTAAAATGATAAAGAAGTTGATAGGATGAAGTACATGGGTAGTAAGGCTAGAATCGTGCATGAGATATTGCCGATTATGCTGGACAAGGAACATGATACGTTTGTAGATGCTTTTTGTGGTGGCTGTAGTGTTATTGAGAACGTTCCGGACACGTATCGCAGGATTGCCAACGATAAGAATAAGTATCTTATCGAAATGTGGAAGCATCTTCAGGATGGAGGATTTGTCTTCAGTCATATTAGCAAGGAGACGTATGACAAGGCACGAGACTGCTATCATGGAAAGAATAATTTCTTCACAGAAGCAGGTGTCGGACTAATTGGCTTCATGGCAAGCTTTAATGGTCGCTTCTTTGATGGTGGCTATAGCGGACATAATGTTGTCGGCAAGAACGGAAAGGCAAGAGATTACATAAGGGAGCAGATTGAAAACACTATGCGTGATGTGCCTCTCATTAAAGGTGTTGAGTTCTATAGCGGCAGTTATGATGAACTTGTGATACCGGAGAGGAGTATAGTGTATTGCGATATACCTTACAAAGCTACGAAAAAGTACGATGTATCAAAGAACTTCGATTATGAAAGTTTCTATATTTGGTGCATGGAAATGGCTAGAAGAGGACATAAGGTCTTTATCAGCGAGTATCAGATGCCACAGGAGTTCAGATGTGTTTGGGAAAAGGAAGTAACAAACTCTCTTAACCCGATTATCACAAAGAGACCAGTCGAAAGGTTGTTTACTATTGATTAGAAAGAAGAAATGAAAGAAACTTATTGCTTGGAGGATACGCTTTACAATACAAAGCGTTACTTCACTATAGAGAATGGAGTGGTATCAGGAACAGAACTTGCACAGGAAGACTTTAACGTATTTCTTGATCTTGCAAGTCGGCTTGGCTATAAGGTAGTGAAATTATGACAAGGTGAGTAAACAAGGATTGTCCGTTCTCGGCAGAAGAATTGGATGAGTTCAGAGCTGCCTTGTATAATGTGAATACATCTTTTCACTGCTGTAATGCAGCTCCGGTAGACTGGGCGGCAGGATGGCAGCGGAATGATATAAGAAAGACGAGGTAGGAAAGCCATAATCTACCAAATACCCACGTCTCAAAGCCGTGTGATGCCCAGCGTGGGGGCGGGATTGTAAACTTAGGAGTCACACGGCTTTATTTTGAAGTTTCATAACTACAAATAGCCTATCGCTAATGGTTGTTCCCTTGGACAGGGAGATAGTTAATACCGCATCGTAAGATGTGAACACTTAAAATTTGCCGACAGCCATTGGCACAAGCCCATAAGTCAGCGACAGAAACCCTTGGGCAAGGTTGGGAATGGTGCATAGTCTTCAAATTCGCATCTGTCGCTGACAAACGGATGAGTGGCATTGGCAACTGAAAGCAATGCGACCCTCGCAAACTTGGAGCGGATTTCTTGATTAAACATTTCGTGTACTAGGTCACTGGGGAGGTATTGACACCAACAAGGGTTTAAATCCCTTGTCATCCACTAATTTTAAAAGGTTAAATTATGAATGAGTATTGTGAGAATTTGATTTCAAATGGAGTTCCTAGCTGGATAGTAGAGGAGGCTTATAAATTTACAATTGAGCCTTTGAAATCGACAGAAGGTTTGGTAGGAATTGATAAGGAAAATAGTGAGCTATATAGAAATGTCATTATCGCAGCCTACATTGAGGGTGCTAGTGCTACATTGCTAAAAGTGCAAAGATATTATGGCGGTGAGGAACATAGTTAGACAGTGGAACGAAGCAACTGAAGGATATTCGTACCGCTTCAAAGGTGGAGATATTTTTCTCCGGTTGGTTAAGGCTGATGGTAGTTATGAATTGCGTAACCCTATAGGTTATGGGGTTCAAGTAGTCATATGCAAAGACTTGGATGAAGCGGATGCAAAAGCCAAGGAAGTGCTAGAAGCGTTTTTTGAAGACAAAGTTAACATAAAAGTTATTTGATTATGGACTTAGAATTGTTGATTGATAAGATAGACTTTAGTCAAGGTGCAAGGCAGATAGCCAAGCAAGCCTTGGAGTTGGGAATAAAATGCCAAAAGGATAGTGCTTGGCATCCGGTAGAAGAATTACCTGAGCACAACAGACGCATTGTCGGTCTGACCAAGGTTCGCAAGCGTTTCAAGCATCTGAATTTCTTAGGTGAGGAATGGTGGAAGAAGTTCACGAAGTCAAACGCCATCTATAAATGGGCTTATGTGGATGATTTGATATGATAGTAATAGTAGAAATCCATAATGCTATTTTGTTTTAAATGTTTGCCCCATCACTATATATAATAATGTAGTGGTGGGGATTTTTGTGTTAACGTCAGCAAATTATTTACTCATATTATTATAGAGTGTTAAATAATAAAAGAAACACATTAAATAACTTGCATATTTCGAATATTCTTTGTATCTTTGCAATGTAATTAAGAAACAAGGTTACTAATTAAAAAGGTGAGACACACCATAACAACTGTAAGTTAGAAATGAAACAATCAAAGTATTATATTGATTACGTAAAGGACGGCATGTACTTTATCTTGGTTCGTAGAAGAGACGAAGCTATCCTCTTCTCGAATGAGCTGCTTGACAATGTTATCAACGAGGCAAAGACTCGCAACATCAAAGGTTGTGATTGTGTGATTCTTTAACTTTGAGGATTAGTTATGAAAAATAATTCTATCTCATTCAGCGAGTTGGCTAATTTCAACGATAGCAACTCTTGTGTTATGGTTGCCTTGATTATTAATGATGAAGGCGAAGTTGACGAAATCAATGAATATCTTGCTAATGTGCTTGGATTTTCCAAGGGTAAGAAAATCATAGGCTATCATCATATTGATGGCAATGACAATGGACGCAGTGACTATCTCTTTGAGTTTGACCATCCGGAGATTGCTTTCAATCCTATTGCTAGGTTAAAGTTTCCAGATTTGAAATGGACTAGTGATTTTGTAGATAATTTTGAACTTGATTATTTAATATAAAGTAGATATGGAAAAGAATAATGCTTATGTAGAGGTGTTGGCAAAGATTGCTAGCCTCATGGGTAGAACAAAGGAGTCTATTCAGATGTCGTCTTCAAATACTCATACGAGTATTACGATGTTTGCCGAAAACAACAGTAAGATAATTGGCAATTGGTATTTTGATTCATCCGATAGCAAGGAGTTGATGAATGCCTCGTTCAATGGTCTTAAGGCTTTGGTTGAGTCTCTTGAGCGCAATAAGAGCAATGACGGACAAGCAGCGTAAGTACATTGAAAGTCTTATCAAGAAAGTGTTTCGTAATGCGGATTCGCAGAGCGAAATACTTTCAAGATTGGATAGGGCTAAGATTTCAAGCCATCAAGCTTCAGTAATGATACATGCGTTGAAGCTAGAGTGCAACATCGGTCGCTCTGTTCCGGCATGTATGTTAATGGCAAACAATCTAAATCCAAAAATGGATGAGTTCTTTAGTATATTAGGTTACGATGAATGACGGATTCGTCAAGAAGAAAAGAAGTTGATATGAAAAAGGTATTTATGATAATTGCCGTTGCCGCTATCTTGGTAGGTTGCAAAGGTAAGGGTACAAGAGTCCAAATCTCGGATTCTGTTGACAGATTCAATGTTGAGAAGTTGTTTGTCGTGGATAGTATAACAGTATACAGGTTTTATGACCAAGGAAATGCTATCTATTTCACTAACCGGAAAGGTAGGGTAGATGCGACCCATTCCGAGTACAATCCGGTTACTCACACATACAATGACGAGGTTAACGAAACTTTATGTGAAGGAGATTGAAAAATGGAAAAGAGATTAACTAAGGAAGAGCTATTGAAAGATTTGTGGCATCCTGCTAGCGAAATGCCTGATAAAAATAGAACATGTTTGGTAAGAGTTGTTTATCATCCTAATCATGGGATGTTTCAAGATGAAGAAAGAATTGAACAATCATCATTTCACGATTTTGGTTGGTATGATTACGATTTTAAATATATTGGAACTAATTATGATATTATTAGCTGGCTCTATATTAGTGATTTACTTACAAATGAAGGAGGTGAATAATGACTAAATGGTACTCTGCAAAAGATGCTCCAAACTACGAAGAATGGATTCTTACAGAATGGTATGATGGAGACGATGGAGGTCTTAAGTACGAAGCTGATTATCTTTACTCTTTTGTTTATTGGAAAGATTATGTAAAGAGAAACAATATCACAAAGTGGTGCTATATTAAAGATATAAAAGACTAGGCGTATGAAAGAGCTTAAAGTTGGAGAAAGAGTAACCATTACTCTTGAAGTGGTTGAACATAAAGAATGTGATGGTTGTTTCTTTAGTATTGATGGTACGTGTTATAACCCGACTAGAAATGATTGGGCAGATGGATTTCAGTGTCAGCCTGAAGACCGTTCAGATGGCAAGAGTATAATATTTAAAGAAGTTAAGGAGTAAAGCGTATGAAAGCAAAAGATTTAGCAGAAATATTGCTAACAAAGCCAGAAAGCGATGTTTGCATAAAAAGAGAATATGTTATTAACCCTCACGGAGATACTGATTATTGTACGAAAGGTATTGAATCAATCGGTATTAAGGATGGGAAGTTTGTGTTATGTGAAAAGTAAAGCGTATGGATAAGTTATATATTCCAGGAGATTTGGTGATGGTAAAGGAGTCAGCACTTCGATTTGCTAAAGATAAAATATTTAAAGTAATATCTTCATTGAGTGGTGGCTTTGTTAAGGTAGTCATGTTAAATGATAGTAGTACAACATACTCTATTAGTAATAATGCAGTTCGTCCAATACCTCTTACTTCTGAGATTCTAGAGAAGAATGGATGGGTGAAAGAAGAAAAAGACGGAAGTGTATTTTCTTTATCAGAAGCATTTATGGGAGGTGATGAAGATGATGAAGATAACTATACCTGTTTTCAACTTTATTATCAAAATAAGAAGGATGGTTGGGTTATAGATATGCGTGGAGAGCCATTAAAATTTGAGATTCATTATATCCATGAACTCCAGCATCTTTTCTTTGGTCTTGGTATTAATCACGAAATGGAGGTGTAGGTATGGAAGTAGTAAAAATAACTAAGAAAATATACAAAGCGATAGGGTGTGAAGAAGGACACTTCTTTGGGACGTTTGCTCATTTTAAAGAGTTGCGTGAGAGTTCTAATTTGTCAGTACAAAAGACTTGCTTTTGCTGTGGGCACAAATTTCAACCAGAAGATTTTATTTCTTTAGCGTGTTTTGACAAAGGCTTGGGAAACAAATTTCTTTGCCAAAAGTGTAAGGATATAGCATTTAAAGATTTAGGTGATAAAAATATTTATTTACATTAATGTTTAACGCCTTCGGGCATAAATAAATAGTAATATGAATGCAACAGAAGTAAAGAAGACGCTATTTGAGATTAGAAAAAATCTTATTGACGATAAGCAGAAGCATGCTATTTGGATAGCAATCAAAGCTATTGATTATTGCGTAAGATTAAAGAAAAGATATTAACAGATAGTAATATGAAAGCAAGTGAGTTGATAGGGCATTTACAATCTTACATCAGCTTCGTAGGCAAAGATTGTGAAATGCTTGTATTTGACAAAACAGATGGTGTTTCTTGTGATATTAACGAGACTACTAGTGATGGCGATTATGTGTTTCTGCACATTTCATCTGATAAATACACAACGAAGACACCTGAGTAACTAACAATCCGCAAGGATATAAATATGTAGTAATATGACAGAAGAACAGTACAAGGAAGTTATTTCTCTTGATAAGAGACTGAAAGAGATGAAGAAAGTGTATCACATATTAGATAATAATGATACACACCTTTCTTACTATAAGGAAGGTAGTTGGGGAGATAGTAATAAACTCTGTGGCTCTGAAGATTTGTCTCCTATAAAAGACATTTTGTCAAAGTATGAAAACATCATACGCCTTGAAGTCAAGGGAGAAATTGAGAGTATTAAGAAACAAATTAGTGAAATTTAAATTATAGAGTATGGAGTGGAATAAAGTATCAGAAGTAGAACTTCCTTTCGGGGAAGAAGTAATTGCCTTTAATGAGAAGTGGATTGATGAGGATTTCAATCCTAATGGAACACGAGTAGGTTTTATGCAAGACGATGGTTTTGTATCTGCAACTTGGAATAATGAGCAGGATTGCTATGATACCTGCTATGAAGAAGGAGATGACTATTATAAAGGTGTCTCGGGTATTCCAGGAGCAGATGAATATCATAAGCAGTTTGCAAAGCCAAACATGCCAACGCATTGGATGAAAATGCCTACTCATCCTTAGTTAATAATATTTTTTTAATATAAGTAATATGGAAGAATTTCAGAAAAGAATGCTTGATGAGCATAGTGAGTTAAAAGACCGTTTAACAAAATTGAACACAGCCTTAGCTAAAGATGGTTTCCGTGAGAAAGTAGGAGATTATCAATATAAGCTGATGGAAGAGCAGTCATTAGGTATGAAAAAGTACTATCTCGCTTTAACTGCTCGTTTGAGAGATATGGGTTTGTTGAATGGTGGTGCAATGCCAGAGAAGTAACTAACCACCCTCTCCTTGGCAACAGGGAGAGGGGGAATAAGAAGAGAAAAGTGTTCTTTGACTTAGTGGATTACCGCAAATAAATTTGGAGATTACAAATATTTTCTGTATCTTTGCAGCGTTTTAAAATATAAATGATATGGCAAAGACTAAGAAAATTACAGTTAAAGATGTTGAAATCTCTGTATTATTAAAGGGAGATGAGAATGACTATATCTGTTTAACGGATATGACAAAAGGATTTGATGGTGGAAGTAAATTAATCGAAAAATGGTTGAGTAACAAATCTACTATTGATTTCCTTGGAGTTTGGGAGAGTATGAACAACCCTAATTTTAATTCCCCCGAATTCGGGGGAATTAGAAAAGAGACGGGAAGTAACAGCTTTTACATTTCCATCTCTGAATACGTTAAAAAGACCAATGCAATAGGGATATTTGCAAAGGCTGGTAGATATGGTGGTACATTTGCGCATAAGGACATAGCTTATCATTTCGGAATGTGGCTTAGTCCAGAGTTCAATCTTTTAGTTATAAAAGAATTTCAAAGATTGAAAGAATCTCAAAGCAATCCTCTATTACTGCATTGGGATGTAAAAAGATTGCTTTCTAAGGTGAATTATGCTGTACATACTGATGCTATTAAAGAATGTATCATACCACAGTTGACAATAGAAGAGACTAAACGTAATATCACAAGCAGTATTTATGCAGGCGAGGCTGATATGCTTAACCTTGCATTATTTGGTTATACAGCGAAAGACTGGGAAAAAGCTAACCCAGTATTAGCTAAGAAGGGGTTGAATATGCGTGACACGGCTACAATTAATCAGCTTATTGTACTATCAGCAATGGAATCGTATAACTCTGTTCTCATAAAGGATGGAAAGCCTAGACGAGAGAGATTCCTTGCTTTACATAAAATGGCAAAGGAGCAATTAAAATCTCTAGACAAGCATAATGCAGAGCAACGTTTTAGAAAACTATCTCCAGGAGGTGACTCTCCTTTATTAGAGTAGGCTATATCAGCAAATTTTAAAACATAGGTCTAACGACCACTTTATAAGCGGTAATCCACAAGTTGGGTTGCCGCTTTTTGTATCCAATAATTTAAAAGAAGAATATGACAGACAGATTCAGACTTACATCACAGTTAGCCATCCTCCAAGAGATAGCCAATGACTATCAAGGCAAGACAATCGACAACATCATTCAGCAGATGGAGGCAAGGCTTGATGAAGTAATTAAACAAGAAACAATATAGAAGTATGGATAAGAAAGAAAAATCAATCAATAGTCATATTGGTAAGGCTATAGGCTATTCAGACAAGGCTCATGACGAGTTGCAAATTGCTCTGAATATAGCTTTGGAAGGAAAAGGGCTTAGTAACGAGGAAAAGGAACTTCTAAGCGTTGACTTTGCAACAGGACCAGAAGAAGCCGTAGAGCGTGTTGCTGATGGTAGTTGTAATGATGAACATACAGGTGCATGGGATAGCCCAATTAGAGACTGCCGAATATCTGAGGTATATCGCATGACAGGTGAACAGATACGTGAATATTTTAATTTATAACTATGGATAAGAAGAAAGTAATAGAGTTGATAGAACAAGCTATCATTTGGAGTAGGCAAGCTAACCAATATAGCGTTATCTCTAACTTAGAAGAAGCTTTGAAAGAACTCAATAAGTCAGACTGGGTATCTGTTGAAGATGGGGTGCCTCCTTGCGAAGAGGAGGTTCTTGTGCGTGATATAAATGCAAAGGGGAATTGGAGCAAACCTTGGATATGTTATCGCAGTAAGAATGAGTGCTATAGGCACATCACGGACAAGCATAAGTTTGTTACAACACGTTTGGGTGAGATTACTCATTGGAGACCTATCGAAAAGTTGGAGGAATAAATCGCAAGTCTTGTGAGTTGTATGAACCAAAGTAAAAAGGGGTAGTTGCCGCTACCCCGAAAAAGATTCATTCTGCTTATACTAAGAAAGAAAAGCAAGTCCCATTTTTGGGATAGATGCGCTTTCCGTTCCTAATGATGTACTTGCAGAAAACACGAACCTTGTTGTCATTTGGATTCTTTTCCATCAAAAGTCCCTCCATCGTTTATCCAGACTTCTCTATCTGGGGGAATACTGCCCACTACAAAGCAGTACAAGAAAAAAGCCCCTAAGCGGCAACTAAGGGGCTTTGTAATCTCCTTGAACAGAGGAAGAACGGCGTGTAGTGTCGCCGATGGGGGACTATGATGTCCTAGAATCCGAGTGCAAAGGTAATCATTTATATGATTATATAAACAATAACAATGTTAATGTGTTTTAAATATGGTCTAATTTAGACTACTCTAAAATAATATATAAATTTATAGTTAATTATGGACAGAAATCAAGCTAAAGAATTTTATCCTATTCTGCAAGCTTATGCTGAAGGAAAGGTAATTGAGTGTAGAACCAAACCAAGTGCCATAGAAGGTACAGATGTTCCGAATGATTGGACGGAAATGAAAGAGATTGAGTTTTGGAGAAATACAGAGTATCGCATCAAGCAAGATAGTAAGGCGGAAGCAAAGTACCGCCCTTTTGTCAATGTAGAAGAATGTTGGACTGAGATGAAGAAGCATCAGCCGTTTGGGTGGATAAAGTCTAAGGAAGATGGAAGTCGTTCCTTAATTACTCTTATTATTAGCGAAGAAAATATAGATATAAATTGTATCGGTGGCTTTAATTCGGATAAAATTATGAAAAGATTTACCTTTGCCGACGGAGCAGTCTTTGGAATTTTAGAGGAGGAATAGCTTATGTATGTACCGATTACAATGTATCAGATTGTTTGCGATAGATGCGGAGAAGTATTTGGAGGTACAGATACTTGCTCTGCACTATTCAGTAACAAAGAAGTTGATATTGGTGACTACTCTGATTGGGAAATGATAGATGGCAAACACTATTGCCCCGATTGCTACGAGGTGTATGTCATTGATGGAGTGTATAACGTTAAAGCAAAATAGTTATGGCAACCTATAGAATAGTAGATATGTATCGTAAAAGCAAGGCTGTTAAAGGCATACATTACGATTCTTGGAATGAGCAAATCCTTGCTTATCGTGTAGATAAAAGACATTCATTGCTCTTTGGGCTTATCCATTATTGGGATTATGGCGCAAAAGACATTTTAGAGTGCTTTTTCTGCTCTATAAGCAAGGCAAAGGAGGCTATATTAAAAGTGAACAAAAATAGAAGAGTGACAATTTTATATGAATAGCTTATGAAAATAGAAAACATAAAGTTCAAGGCTAAACGTCTTGATAGCGGAGAATGGATAGAAGGCGACTTAGTACGTAGTATGACTCTTATTCGTATATGTACTCCACATAGTGTATTTCCTGATATACCCATAGTGCATAGAGTTGATCCTTCTACAGTTTGTATGTTCACTGGATTGAAAGACAAGAACGGAACACCTATCTATGAAGGGGATATAGTTACATACAAAGATAACAATGCCGAGAGAAGAGGTGTTATTGTTTGGGATAATAAATCAATAGCATTCTGCTTTGGGTATGGTTTCTTCTTATGCCATTTTCCATCTGAAAATATGGAAGTCATTGGCAATAAATACGATAAGGAGGGCAAGGTATGATTTACAAAAAGGTACTAACGAGATACATTCAAGGAAGGCTGTCAGAATTGTCTGATGTTGACACTTATGAACCAAACAAGTTAGCATTAACTAATCTGTTGTGGTTTCTTGGCAAGGCTACCAGTAATGAAGTGATTGTCGCAAAGCTTAAAATCATGGTTGATGCAGACATTAAAAGAAAGAAATATCTAAGTAGATACGATGGTAATGAATCATTATACGATGATGATTATTCCAAGGCGGTAGGCACTATCGGAAAGAAATGCTTGTCGTATTTACGAAACTGCAAGATGAAAATAAGGCAAGCCAAGAAGATTTAGAAGATCCGGAATGATTATTGGTGGTCAAGAAGATATTGGTATAAGTTGGGATTTGACCAATTGTGTTCTAAATGTCATCGAATCACCAAGGCGATAAATTTAACTAAAAGAAGTAGCGTATGTGTAGATATTTAAATGTTACTATCGGTGAGAAGGAGTTTGATGAAATCAAGCAAGGCAAGGTAAAAATATTATGTTTACCTTGCATACCACGTTGGTGTCATACTCTTATTGATGGTGTAAAGATAGAAGGTGAACCAAATCAAATAAAAGTCAAAATGATTAATGGCGAACCTCATATTCAGTATGGGCGTTCCATATACCATATCTTTAAAAAAATTGATTATGTCCAACTTTTCTGTAGGGTAGGTTCTCAAACAAGAGTTCTAAGTATGGATTGCGCAGGTTTCAGTATTGAGACTACTCAAACGAAAAAGGGAAATGGTTTTATCGAGTATAAGCCAAAAAACTTTGTTGTTCATCTAAAATAATATGACGTATGAATATAGCAATTTTATATCTTAGTATGAGCTTTATCTACATCTTGCTTGTTTGTTTGGATGGAGAAGATGTTAAGCCAAAATGGAAGCAATGGCTAGCTGACGAATTAGGCATCAAACCGAAGATAGAGGTTAGATACATAAAGCCACAAGTTATTAAGCTTCGTTCAAGAGTTACAATGTCGAATTTTGAAATGCAATACTATTGCCGTGACAAATTTGGCATGGAGCAATTGAAGAGAAGAGCAATAGAAAGTGTGTATGATGAGATTCTTAAGGGAATGAAGGCAAATGGATTGGTTTCCATTTCGCAATATAAAGACATCTATACAAATAGCACTATTTATGAGGGGACATGTGAAATTTATAAAAATAAGTAGTATATGAAGATAAGACAAGCTAAGAAAATCTTGAATATGATGGCGAGAGGAACGGACACACGTTACTTCGATTCAAAATATACATTCAAGAAAGAGAGTAGATTCATTCCTAGATTAAAGAATCTCTATCAGAAAGCAACTATCAGATGGAATAAGGTAAATATGCCGAGTGCCAACGTTAGTTTGTTTCGTTCAATTTTGAGAACTTCAAAGGAATGCGGTCGTTGTAAACATTTCAATGGTATGTTTGCAGGAAGATGTACTAAACTACATAAGTATGTTGAAAGCAGCGATTGGTGTCATGGAACGTTTTTTCATAGAAAGTGAGGTTGACATGAAAATAAGACAAGCTAAGAAGATAATGAAGGAAGTCTATAAAACCCGATATTGGGCTTATAGACAAGGCTATTATTGTGGCAAGAAGGATGCAGGAAAGCTAGCCGGAGACCATCGTTTGTTAAAGGCTATGCGTCTTACAAAGAAGAGGGAAAGCCGCAAGATACGAAACGATGCAAAAAAAATATTGGAGAAAAATCCGTTCAAACCGAGGGATCTTCAACGTAGTGTTTTAAAATTAAAGAGATATGGATGTAACAAACAATAATAAATAAAAAATTGCAGCAATGGATAGACTAATGGATATAGTGAAGTACTGCAATGGAGATTGGAAGCATCCTTGATGCAATTTACAAGGAGTAAAACGTAGATATATGAAGGAAATGTTCTTTAAAAGTGTAAAGTTCCGTGAAGTTCAGCATTTGGTATTCTCGGATGAATATATAACCGCATACGTATCGGTGAATCATGTTCCGAAGATACATATGAGTGTTAATACACCTCGTGACGAATATGGGTTTGCGAAAGGCAAGCCAAAACGTTACTTTAGAGTAGGGTTAGGGAAATGGCTCACTGAACGAGCGTTTGTTAAGAAATATTTTAGCGAAGAATAAATGAATATAAAAAAGTCAGATATGGAAACTGAGATTAATGTAGCGGAAATTCTAAAGGATAAGCCGCAAGGTACTAAGTTGTATTCCTCAATATGTGGAGCAGTAGAGCTTAAAGAAGTTCTTGATGTACGTAAAAAGAAATCTATTGTGGTTAAAGAACTCAATTCAAGTAACCAACATAGATTTTGGTACGATGGCAAATTCTTTAGAGCAGGTCAATGTGTATTGCAACCTTCTAAGGAAATGGCAGACTGGTCTAAGTTCGCCTGGAAGAAAGGCGATGTGTTGGTTTGTAAAGATGTCAACTCACATATTATCTTTGAAGCGTTTAATGATGATACATATACAACTTTCACAGGTAAGCAGAATTATCAAGCTACTAGGGTTGGATATTCTTATGCTCATACACGTAATATTGCTATGACACAAGACTTCGATATTGAGAAAGGTGATGCTGCTCAGACCTACATCAACACTATCGAGGAAAAGTTGGGTGGCAAACTCAATCGTGAGACCTTGGAGGTTGAGAAGCAGCCAGAGTTCAAGGATGGGGATATACTTAGCATCCAAGAAGATGAAGAACATTATCATGCAATTTTAATCTTCAAAGGGGGTACAGATGTCTATGTGTATTTTGATTATTTCCACAGGGTTTTAACCTATGGTACAAAAATAGATGAAAATGAGAAATCTATATCTCATCTTGCTACAGATGAAGAGAAACAACAACTCTTTTCAGCTCTAAAAAAGGAAAACAAGGCTTGGGATGCTGACAAGAAAATGTTTGTTGACTTGAAGCCAAAAGTCGAGCTGAAACCATTTGATAAGGTGTTGGTTAGAGATAATGAAGATGATATATGGGAAGTAAGTTTGTTTGGTTATAAAGATGAACTCTACTATAGATGCGATAATGGTATCCCTTGGATTCAATGTATTCCTTACGATGGCAATGAACACTTGCTTGGAACTACAAATAATGTGGAGGGTTAGATATGTTAAATGAGAAGAAAATAGAAGAAGTTGCAAAGCAACATGCGGCGGGAGCCTTTATTTCCGAATATTGGCAAGCTTGCTATAAAGAAGGTTTTGTGGATTGCGCTAAATGGATACAAGAAGAATTTTTAAAGGATTTGTGGCATCCTGCTAGTGAAGAGCCAAAGCGTCATAGTTACATCATGTTTAAAACCACTAACAATAATGGATTTGGAACAGAATACATAGATTGTAGTTGGGAAATACTAGTTAGATGTCTGCAAATTACTCAATGGCTTTATGCTGAAGACTTACTTCCAAAGGAAGGAGGTGATGGCAAATGACCGATGCTGAATTTAATAAGTTTGTACTTGTATTAGAGAACGAGGCGTTTCGTTTTTCAAGAAGCCAAAAAGAATTTAAGGAACATCGAGGGGTGATAGAGCAGTCTTTCAAGATAGGAGGGCTGTTCATTCTTCGAGAGTTGGAAAAGTATTTTAATCAAAAGAAGTAAGCGTATGATATTATATGAGAATCAATGTTTTGAGCTTTTAAAAGCTCTATGTTATAGTGTCCCACAGAATCCAAATGTCGGCAAGTTTGAGATTGCAGATGTGATATTTGACACATTACAAAAAATAAAAGATACGGATATTTAACAGCTTTCGGGCACAAATTTAAAGATAATGACAAAGGAAGAAATATTGGAAATGGCATCTGATTTTGAGGATGAAGATGAGTTTGCGAAGTGTGACAGATTGCCGTTCACTGAGGAATGGTGGCTTTTACATCAGCTAGTGTATATCGGCTTGTCTTGTACCTATACAGGTCGTGGTTATATAATTGAGAAACTTAAAGATTAGTAAAATGGAAGCAAATGATTATTTGAAAGCCATGCAAGCTATGGATGAATTGGATAGACTTGTAACTAGTGTTTATCCGGATAAGTTCAAGTTGGTCTGCAAGAAGCATGGAATTGATGAATGCGAGGCGATGAATATGTATTCGTACTTGCAAAAGATGCATAAAGGTCAGTCTTGGCTAGTTAGATACAAGCCATTGGAATATCTAGATCGTGTATTAACATTAGCCAAAGAAGCTTATGCGTCTTACATGAACACCGGCTTGATTCTAAGTATGGTCAATTTTGGTGATAAGTACACAAGAATACTTGTAATCTTTGAGAAAGATGGCGTAAGAAGCCAACAAGAATTTGACCTTAGAGAGCAAAGAACATATGTTGATATAGCGGACTTTATTGGAAATGGTTACTCCATCGTATCTGTTATCCGTCAGTCTGACAATGTTGACAGCGAAAAGTTTGTTGGAGAAAAGGATGAGCGAAGTCATAGTATTCCTATTTACGATGGTGATGTAATGCTTTGTTACGTGAATAAACCGGAATTTTGGAGTTCCGATTGGCGTAATAGCGGACTTTATATTTGTGAGAGTGGCTCATATCATAGATTGCTATACACCCCGAATAAGGGGTACGTAAGACATGGAGAGCCTGATGTAGATGAAGACTTCACCCTTGAAATTGGGGAAGAATCCTTCAGTAGTTATGTTATGACTTTAGACCAGTCTTGGTATAAGTTGGGTAATGTTCATGCAGGTATAGGCTTTTTGAAGGAGAAGGAATAGAAGAGTAAAAGGAGAGGAATATCATTTCCCCTCCTTTGCATTAATCTCCAGCTCGATAGGCTTGCCGCAATAAGGGCAGATGATAGCCGGAGATTGCGGAATGGATGGCTGCTCTGGTTGTAGCTCCTTTGGTGTCTCCTTGTAGAATAGCCTCCAAATTGGCACATCTAGGATTTCGGCAATACGTACCAATGTATCAAACGATGGGTTCGCTTTATTATTAATAATGTATGATACCGATGTTTGAGCCATACCAAGAGCCTCTTGTAAGGTCTTTGACATGATGCCTTTTTCTTTCATTACCTCTTTAATATATAGAGGCACATTGCTTTTCTTGTAATTCATATACGATACTATCTAATGTTTTTGAGTGCAAAGATACGCAATTATACGATATAAATGTATTAAAATCTGTAAAAATACGACTACTTATTATAAATAAGCGTTAAATATTAGATTAAATCGTAAGTTTTAGGCAAAAACATTTGGAGGGTATAAGATAAAATCGTATCTTTGCAGTGTCTTTAAGAGATAAAGGCTTTAAAGTTAAACTATTAATTGCTGTTATGCAGCCGAGTCGGCACTCGTAAAACGGTTTGAGGATATGACAACTTCAATTAAGAACAAGATGAGAAAGGTAATGCAGTTGGCACATAGAGCCTATCAGTTGAAATCAAGTTCAATGTCTTGGGTTGAGTGCTTGAAACAGGCTTGGCAAGTCGTAAAGCTTGAGGCAGCGATGAAGACCAAGGTGGTAGAGTTCTTCTTCATGAAGATGAATGGTGAGGTAAGACAAGCCTTTGGTACTCTCCTTCAGAGCCACATTGACTATACTCCAAATGGCACAGGGCATGCAGCATCAAGAGATTGCATCCGCTATTGGGATGAAGAAAAGGGTGCTTGGAGACAATTCAAGGCTTACAACTTCTTGCGAGTTGCATAAAGATATTTACACGTTCTAAGGTGTTTGGCGAGGCTTTAATAGGGGTGAGCCTATTTAATCACCCCTTTAGTTTAGGACTTTTAAATTAAAATCGAATATGTTACATTCTGAGATTGTTAGTGAGTTGAAGAACATTGGTGTACAAGTAAAACCATATAATGTTCAAGATGGCTTTATGGATATGTTCGTAAATGGTGAGGTTTACGATATGTTTGTGAAGTTTGTAAAAGAGAACAACTTAGAGGTGATGTATGCTAACATTCATCATTGGGATATTTTCACATGGTGTGATGCTACAATTTGGTTTTAATCATAAATAGAGTATAAGATATGGAGACAATTGCTAAGTGTTTGAAAGAAGTGTTCTACAAAGGGCATCATATTACCAAGGTGGAGGACGTATTCGGTCAGGTATTCGTTCGCATTGATAATGTAGTTGAACCGGACTATGCTAGCATAGCCGAGGCGAAACGTGTAATCAATGGTAAAGCCCCTAAATGGTTTACGGATGGTTATATGTGGGACGAAGACAGCAAGAAGGTTGTAAAAGACACTAACGCTTTTCGATGGGAGGAGTAAGAAAATGGATGAGAATTTCTTGAATGTGCTCTATATCGAGCACACAGACAAAATAGGCGTTTTAAAGGACGATAAGGACGAAAGGGTATCAATTATCCTTGGGACGGACAAAACGCTTGTAGAACGCAAAAGAGAGGGCAAAATGTATCTTCTTGTACCTTTGGCAAAGTACCACACATTTGTCTGCAAGGGTAATAGTATTGATGTGGATGGTGAGCATATCAAGAGTGAAATCTTCTTCCGTAAGGATGGTGCTCAGTGGATTGAGATTGACAAAGAAACGTTATTTAAGGTTGCGTAAGGAATTAGGAGGTTTAAGCTATGAAACTATATGTAGTAATATCTTCATACCAACATGGATTGGGTGAAGCAGTGGAGGTTGACGCAGAAGTCTTCTCTACCATAGATAAGGCAAGAAAAGCGATAAGACACAAAGGGATGAACACTTTGGAGAATTACAAGCGAGTTTTGAATTGCGATGATTATCTATGCAATATCTCAGATTCTTTCTTCCATATCTCAGACAGCGAAGGAGAAACGTGGGATAATTTCGACATCGTAGAACAAGAATTAAAATAATAAAGCTATGAAGATTGATGTTGTTAAAAATATTTTAGAAGATGCGAAGGAGTGTGGTTGCCTTGTGACGATTACACTTGCAAATGGACAGGTATCTCATGTAAACTTCAGTAAGCATATAAAGAAGTTTACTATAACAGATGATATTATCTTAGACGAGGAGGGACATCTTGTGACAATAATTGATACGGATGGAAGTAGAGACTACATTGATAGCGATTCCATCATTCGCATATTTAGCAAAGAAGGTTTATAATAATTGATTAGATAAGAATATGGATGCAGGTCATGTGAATGTGATATTGGGCGAAGCCGAGGACAAAGGTCTTAGTGGAACTATCAACTTGGTAAGTGGGGCAAAGATAAGTTTCGACTTCAATAGTGTTGGTGGTGAAACCTCTTTCAATTGCAATACAAAGAACAGAACACTTATGATTTGGAGTGGAAGTACAGTAGTGTTTACACGTAAATATATTGATTGTAGCTCTATCCAGTATATTGAAGTGCTTGAACGTACAAACTAATTATAGAAGACAAGAATATGAATGTACTAGATTATTATGAGGTTGTCACCTCAAAGATTTTCAAGTTGGAAAGCATGAACGAGGGGCTTGTATTGATAGCACCGGAGCAGGAGGTGGATGGAATCCGTTCCTTGATGGTGGGATTATATGTTCCTGAGCATGAACGATACAAGATGTACACTTTCCGTTCATCTATGAACGAGGGTGAACTTGGAGACAAGTACAAGGCGATGGTCGGCACGATGGATGTACTTAAACCGGATTGGGACAGAATCAGAAAGAAAAGGCGGAAGAGGATCTAACCTCTTACCGCCTTTAGGATGCAAGCTATTTCAAGATTATTTTTAGAAAATATGAAAATAAATTAGAGTTTTCTTGCATTTCTCAAAGGTTTTTATTACCTTTGCGAATGTAAACAACAAAACAATGAGCTTATGAAAGTATTATCAATTCGCCAGCCGTATGCTTGGTTAATCGCTATCGGCTGCAAGACCATTGAAAACAGAACCTGGAATAGAAAGTTCCGTGGTCGTTTCCTAATTCATGCTAGCCAAGCCAAACCTGAAAAACTTGACGGATGGCAGGAGAGCGCAATGAAGAAATATTGCCAAGAGCATGGTATTGTTATTCCAGACTTCAAAGAATTGCCAACGTCAGCCATTATCGGCAGCGTAGAGTTGGATGATATTCAATTCCATGAGGCTTATCCGGATGCATTTGCTGAAGATTTCCAATATCATTGGTTCTTGAAGAATGCTAAATTGTTCGATAAGCCGATTAGAAACGTCAAAGGCAAGTTATTCCTCTGGGATTATGAGTATAATGAAGCCGAAATGTAAAATAACAATACTTTTGTAATAAAAATACAAGTCATTGAAAATTAGCGCAAAAGTGTTTGTTCTCCGATGGGTTAGATAAGAAGTAAATGTAAAAATAAAGAAAGCCTCAACCTCTAACGAGATTGGGGCTTTTACAGTTGTCCTAGTGTGTCTCACCATTATTATTTCGTTCAATCAAAGGTAAGATACCTTTCTCCTTTAGGAACTCATAGAGAAAGAAACGCCCTTTTTGAGTCCATTTCGTGTTGTATTTGATGGTTTGTTTTCCATCATTGTGCGTAATGGTCACTGGCTCGCTATTCACATATCCCTTATCCAAATATTGGCGGTACAAGACCCATTGGTCAGAAACCTTGTGCTGGATACCATGCTCATGCAACAATTTGTTGAATGCTTGCGGACTCATTCCGTAATCCTGCGCCATTGATGTAATCACGCTTGTGCTCTTGTTCTTCATCATCACATCGAAGTAAGTAGTCTTAGGCTTCATTGTTGTAATCTGTGCGCTCAGTCCGACAATCTCCTGCGATGCCTTGGCAAGTTCCTCTCTCTGTTGCTTGTTCTCCAAGGTCAGCACTTGGTTCTTCTCGAACTGGTCAGCCCAAGCTCTTGCTGCTATAGCCGGATTGGTGAAATCGGGCAAAGATGGAACACTCTGCATTCTTACCTTTTTCTCAACCTCAATGAAGTACTTGCGAATCATCCTACCTTTCTCATTGTTCTCAATCATACACAACTCCTTCGCCATGTCTAAAGATAGGGCGTACTCCTTGCTTGGTCTGCCACCTTTTGAGTTTTTAAGATTTTCCTTAAAAACCTCATAGTCTTGATTTTCAACGAATCCGTACTTTTCAATACGCTCTTGAATCCAATTCGCAAATTGATACTTGCTACCCAACTTTTGGTGCAGCTCTCTTGCATTGATGGCTTGCTTACCATCACGTTCTTCTACCTTGATGAGTTCAAAGCCTTCAACCTTGATTTTCTCACTTTGATTTACGAATGCTCCCAGCATGGGTGCATCATTCAAATTCTTTTCTAAAAAATCTTTCATATTAAACAATTTAAATATTATAAGTATGGTTTCTTGCAAATAGGAAAGCCCCGTCCACCATGTTGTGAGAGAGGATGGACAGGGCTTGTTTCGCCTACCCACAAATGTAACGGAATGGGCTTGACGAAATATGACTCCACGCTTGGAGCTTATAACCATTTGTTTAATATGTCTTCTTTATTCGTCAGTCGTGTCCGTTACTTCACAACCATTATTACTTTCGGCTGCAAAGTTAATGCTATTTTCTTTAACTTGCAAACACTTTAGTGTTTTGTTTAAAACATTAACGTTTGTTTTACTTTGGAGGACTTCTGTCCTCGCCAGCACGACCAACTATTTCGGCACGATGCTGCACATTACTTCTTGTTTCCATTGCTCACGGAATTAATTGTTAAACATCAAAGATAATGAGCAGTTGTTTCGGTGTGCCTCACCTTATGTTATGTTACACAACCATTGATAGCATTTCTTTTGATTGCATCTCAATCCATTGGCAACCATACTTGCGGAAATAGATGTCTGAATCAAACCTCTTGCCATCCACGATAATGTAATTACCCTTACACTCAAATTTGTGGTTTCGGGTCAATGGGACTAGCAGATAGACCTCCATATTCTCTTTGTTTAGAACCAAGGTTAAATCAGTACCCAATATATGTGAAATAATTTCACGCTCATCGTCGCTCAACACGCCAAACTTATCATTGTAACGCACATAAAGATTATCCATCAAATTCTTATCCATATCTCTTAAATATTTAATGTTCAAAGTCCGGTGCAGTTTAACGTGTGCCTCACGAAATCTATTACAAGTCACACTCGTATGAGTATTGCTTTTTTAGCTTGTTCAATGCATTCTCGGTAACGTAGTAGATGTTATCGAAATACTCGCTTTTCTTGATACTTCGGTTTTCCTTTAGCTCTACCTTGTGATTGAATGTCACTTCGTAGCGGTTTGCGATGCTTGTAATCAAGAAATCAACCTCACGCTTATGTCTGTCCAGATCGGTCTCTTTATACTCACCACGCTTGATAAATGCGTCCTTGTTCGTCTCTTCGATGGTAGCAACCATGTTGCCTTGCATCACGATAATCTTTGCGCCCATATCTAGTTTCTTTTTAATCGTTAATAATCTTGTTATGCTACTCTCATAAGGTTTGCCTTCTTGAAGCAACGCCATTCTTCTTTCTCGGTATCGAAGTACACTTGGCAAGTGTCATTCATCTTGCGACCTGTACCCTGTGTAGCTGGGATAACCTTCTCGCTCAATGTACCGAATGCCTCACGCAAACTGCCATCAACCTTCTGAAAGTAGAACTTCACGATGCGCTTCTTCATCTGACCCTTCAGCTTGATGTTCATCCAAGCGACCTTTAAAGCCTCGCTCATTGTGTAGCCGTTCTTCTTGATGAACTGCCAAGCAAGCTTCATAACCTCACTCAATGTATTTCTTAATGTAATAGCCATAATCACTATACCGTTTTACGAGTGCCGACTCGGAGGTGCAACCTCAGCTAAATTAATAATATTATTGTGACCTTTGTTTCTTAATCACGATGCAAAGATACGGCTTTTTCCGTACACTACCAAATATTTTGTGTGGTTTTTTCCGTATTTTAACGTATTTTAGTACGGAAAATGCCGTACATATAGAAAATTTGCATAACTTTGCAATCGAAATAAGTATAATACATTATTATATAGATTATGAGAATAAGAGAACTTATAAAAAGCAAAGGCTATAATCAAGAAGAATTTGCTAAATTGATAGGTGTTACTCGTAGTACGTTATTAGGGCAAATAGAAAGACCATCATACACAACTATGGAAAAAATCGCTAATGCCCTCAACGTACCGATTTGGCAACTCTTCATATCAGAAGAGGATATTGTTGAAAGATGCAGCAAACCTACTTATGACGATAAATCGGATTTTATCGCCCTAATAAAACAAGGTGGTGAGTTGTATTCCGCATCGTCCATTGCTGAGGCTAGGGTCGTGTTGGATAAGTTGGAAAGTGTTAAGTAACGTGGGGTGTTCCTCACAAGGTTCAATAATTAAAAGTATGGGATTATGAAGAAGAAAGTGATAATTGCCATCATCGCAGCTATCGTTGTGATAGGTGGCGGAATTGGTGGTTATGTGTACCATTCCAACCAAGTTAAGGCTGAAAAAATGGCTAATTACAAGAAGGCGTTGTCTGATTATCGCTTCAATAGCAATAGACTAATATATTCTTTGGATTTCGTAGCAACGGATTTTGTTATCAATTGGAACTCAGCCATAATGAATAAAAAGGCTATGAACGCAAAGAATGAAATAGTTCCTTGCTCTGATTTTGAAGATGCCGTTTCTTCTCGATATGCCTTCTATGATAAGTATGGTGCATATAAGATTTTGGATAGTGTGTATGTATCATTAGGAAAGCATTTGGAAAAGATGCGTGTAAATTCTAATGAAGACCAGCAAAAAATCGTGGAAAGCTGTAGTGATGAATACAAGGAGTTGAATAATGCTATTGTTCTTGTAAAAAAGCCTTATGGCGCATTGGTGCAATATTCTAAACAGAAAGGAGACTTATTCTTTAAACTTTATGCTTTTGATAGCGAATTGGCTAAAGTTTCCCCATTGGAAGAAGATAAGGGCGATGAGAGAATAAAAGCAATGAATATGGAATTATACGGAACGGATTTGTTTGTTACGGCAGACTTTGACAAAGAACCGCAAAAGGCAAAAAAGCAAAGTTATACGTTTAGTAACATCACTACAAATTGGATTTATTTAAAATGATGGTTCTATTTTAATATAGCGTAATCTTTAAAATAGGTTTCTAAAAGAAAACAAAGTTTAAAAGAACAAAGAAATACACTAAATAATTTGCGCGTTTCAGAAATTATGCTTACCTTTGCAAACGAAATCAGAAATGGTTTTGTAGCTTCCATATTGCATTCTCTACATTAGCGATATTGGTAGCTACGTTTATACATAAGGCAATAGCTTTATAAGCTAGAAGTCATTAAATGAAGTGCAGTGTACAACAGAAAAGTGGTGTGAAGTGTAGTGGAGTGCGGTGAAGTCTAGTGTAGTAGGGTAAAGTGCAGTATGGTATAGTAAAGTATAGTACAGTATAGTGAGCCATCCTTCGGGGTGGCTCTTTTTGGTTAATTGTGGTTAATATAGCAAAAATGTTACCATAAAATTTGGCTATATAACAAAAAAGTTATATCTTTGCAATGTCTTAAGGACAAAAGAGTTCTTGTAACAATGAAGAAAAGCGAATTGATTAAGAGACTGAGAGAAGCGGGATGCTTCCTGTCTCGACAAGGTTCGGGACATGAAAAATGGACTAATCCTAAAACGGGAAAGTCTCAATTCGTGCCAAGACACGCTAGAGAGGTCGCCACAGGCACCGCTCATAGTATTCTAAGAGAATTGGTTGGGGAGTAATCCCCACCTTTCTCTCTTCATCGCTTAAAGGACTCTTTTTTTTGTTAAGAAGATAAACGAATATATATATGAAGAAGATTAAAGTTATTGTAGAACAAGCCAAGGATGGGTCTTTTTGGTGTCATACCGAAGATGGAATAGGTAAGGTTGGCTTAAACTCTTGTGGAGAAACTGTTGCCGCTGCGAAGCAAGATTTAATGGATTGTTTGGCGTTGGCAAAAGTGGATGCAAAAGAGAATGGAGAAGTGTTTCCTGACGTTGAATTTGGATACAAGTATGACTTGCAATCTTTCTTTAATTATTTCTCTTTCCTCAATGTGTCAGAGATTGCAAAACGAGCAGGTGTCAATCCTTCATTGATGCGTCAGTATAGTAAAGGCATAAAGCAAGCTGGCGAGAAAACTTATGAACGTTTGGCACATTGTATGAATGAAATAAAAAAAGATTTGGTAGCCGCTACCTTTTAGGCGTGTGGCTTCATTGTTACAATAGATAAAGAACTCAGAGCCTTCTGCATGTGAATGTGGAAGGCTTTTTCGTATCTAGACCTTATTCTTTGCACTTAAATCTTTAGTGAAATAGCACGCCTTTATTCTTTCGTTATTCCTTTGATTATTAATTAATTTTGCCAATAAAATTATAAAAAAATGGCAGAATTAAGATTCGATGTCAAAGCGAATTTCGAGCAGGTTACGAAACTTCGTTCCGAGTGCGAAAAGTTGAGGGCTGAGTTGTTGAAGACCAATAAGTCAACCGACCCAGCTATTGTTGCGGATTTGACGGAAAAATATGCAGATGCAAGTAATCGCTTAAAGGATTTAACGCAAGCAGCTTCAAGAGCCGCTTACGTGATGTCTTCTGAGTTTAACAAGAAGATGCAAGCAGCCGCAAGGGAAGTTTATAGCTATGAACTTCAAATGCAAGCTACCAAAGACCGAATAGAGAAAATCCAACAGCAAATCACTAACAAGAGATTAACTCTTGGAGTTACAACGGATAAGTCATCCATAGATTCTTTACAGAAGAATATTGACTATCTGAAAGGTTCTTTGGCAGGTCAAACTGCGCAGCTGAAGAACCTAGAAGGAGGTGCTGTCGGTGCTCGTCAGACCTTGGAGAATATGCGGAATGAGTATGTTTTGTATGCAGGTTCAGCAAATCCGGCAAAAGAGGCAACAAATATGTTGACCGATAGCATGAGCCAAATGATAGAACGCATGAAGTCCGCTCCAACTGCCGGAGAGGGCATGTCTAGCTTGTTCCAAAGGGTAACGGGTGATGCTCACATGCTTTCGGCAACATTACTTGGTGGTTTAGGATTTGAGCAACTGGCAGGTAGTATCTTTAATACTCGTTCTCAATTCCAACAACTTGAAATATCTTTCAATACCATGCTTGGTAGTGCGGATAAGTCTAAACAATTGATGGATGAACTTATCCAAACGGCAGCTCATACGCCTTTTGACATGTCCAGTATTACGAGCGGAGCAAAACAACTTTTGGCATACGGAACGGAAGCGAAAGATGTTAATAAAACTCTTGTTCAGCTAGGTGACATTGCTTCGGGCTTAAACATTCCGCTTGGAGACCTTGTTTATCTTTACGGAACGACCGTTTCGCAAGGAAGAATGTTTACAATGGACTTGCGTCAGTTTATGGGCAGAGGTGTTCCTTTGGCAGAAGAGTTGGGTAAAATTTTACACCAAAATACAACTGAGGTTCAAGAGTCTGTTTCTAAGGGAAAAGTCACATCAGACATCTTCAAGGAAGCTATCGCCAACATGACGCAAGCTGGCGGTCGTTTCGGAGGCCTGATGGAGCAACAATCAAAGACATTGGAGGGTCAGTGGAGTAACATTGGCGACTCTATCCAACAGATGTTTAACGAAATCGGCAAAAAATCCGAGGGCGTGTTCTCTAGTGGATTGTCAATTATTTCTGCTATGGTAGAGAATTGGCAAGAGGTTATAAAAACTATTGGTACAGCTATAGTAGCCGTTGGTTCTTATCGTGCATCATTAATGGCGGCTGCTTCTATTCGCAAAGCAGAGGAAGCGCAACAAGCCGATGATATGATGAAGGGAATTGATGCTGAAATCAAGCGTTTGCAAGACCTAGAGAACTCAAACAATAAGTCGATGGGTAAGGACAAAAAGCAAGAGCGAGTAAATAAACAACAAGACTTGGCAAGTGTTGTTGGAGATACCGCTGTGTCCGATGATTTTGTAAAGGCAAGGTTAGATGCAGCCGAGCAAGAGGGCGTTATCTCGGCACAAATGCGTTCCCAACTAGAAACGAAACGTGAACTTTTACAGGCTCAACAACAAGCAACGGCACAAAGCCAAATTGAGCTTGATGAAGAAAAAAGAAAGACAGAGGAACTTCGTCAACAAAAGATAGAATCTCTTAAAGAAGATTTGAAAACAACCACGGAGAAAATATCAAATCTTGATGATAGGGATATTGAGTTAGCTAGACAATATACAGCAGCCTTGAATGATTTGCAAGATGCCCAAGATGCCTTTGCTGAGGCTCAAAAATTGGTTGAGGAAACCGCTGATGGTGCAAACTTAGCTTTTGACGCAGAGGGTAATGCCGTGAATGCACTAGAAGCAAAGGAACGTTTGGCCACCGCTGCGAAGAAAGTGAATACTGCTCAAACAAATGTTTCGACAATTGCAAGTCAGCAAAGAGGAGCTGCGCTTATTCGTGAGCAATTACAAGAGAGACAAGCAACACTACAAACGCAGTTGAATTCTGTTAGTCAAGCTACAAATACGACTACGAAAAAGGCTAGTACTTTAGCTACAGCTGCTTCAACGGTAAAAAATGCCATCCATACTGCAAGTGTTAAAATAATGACAACTGCTGAATTGATGCTCAGTAATGCGGTAAAATCCACAACTATGGCTTTAAAGGGAATGTGGGCGGCTATGCTCGCAAATCCGATTACTGGTATTATAACATTGGTAACAACGCTTGCTAGTGCCGTTGCTATGTTCGGAAGTGAAGAGGAAGATATTTCTGTTGACACAAAGCATTTTGGAGATTCCGCTGAAAATACAAGGGCGAAAGTTGATGGCTTGCTTAACGTAATGAGGTCTTCTAAGGAAGGAACTGATGCTTACAACAAAGCTAAAGAAGAACTTATCCAAACCTACGAGCAGTTCGGGATTAAGTGTGATGCCGAAAAGGACAATTTAACAACACTTAAAGGCAAGCATGACGAATTTGTTGCAACCTTACAATTGGAGAATGCAGAAAGAGAAAAGGCTAATGCTTTAATGTCTGCCACTTCTCAATACACAGAAGCAAGAAACAAAGAAGATGACAATTTTAGCAAAGACTTATCCGGTCATTGGTATCAAGGTGGGCAACATGTAGATAAGGAAGATATAACATCAATTCAAATGATGTATAACTCTATAGCAACCGATAAAGTTTTAGATAGGTTGGCTAAGTTGAAACAAAGAATAGATGGTAGCACATCGTCTTACATGGAATATATAGAAGCTGTAAGAAAAACTTTCGCGCCTATTGATTCGTTCTTAGAGAGACAACATTACAATATAGTGACTATAGGGAATACAGACCATTCGATATTGGAGCATACGAATAATCTTATAAAGTTGAAGACAAGTTATAAAAACGCAGAGAATGCGATAATGAAGGCGGCTGCTGAAAATGTAGATTGGAATAATGCACAGGCTAGGTCACAATGGGTAGCCCAGCAAAATAAACAAAGCATTGAAGCTTTAATTTCCTCTACAGAACAGCTTATTTCTACATGGAATCAGGAGTATGGATTAAATTTAAAAATCCATTACGATGATACTGAAATTCCAAGTTGGATGAAAACTTTGACGGACAAGCAGTTGCAATCTTTGATTAATAGACGTAGGGCAGACATAAAAAAGCAAAAGCAATACCGGACTAATCACAAAGGTGTTAAATTGCTGACAAAGCAAGGAAATCAGCTAAGAGACGAAAATGATAATATGCTTGATGTCGCTATGGCTGGTTCTATTCTGAAAGATAGAGGGGTGAAAAGAAAAGCCGATGCAAATAAGCCGAAGGAAACGACAAAGAAAGCTACACCTAAGAAAGCAGGTGCAAAGGATGACCCACAAGCCAGAGCGTATGAACGCAAGAAGGCTGAGGAGGACTATTCCAAGTCTATTTCATCCTATTCGGAGAAAGCCAGTGATAAGTTGTCAAAGCGAAGAACGGAGTTGATTAAGAATGAGACCGAAAAGGAGATTGCTCAAATTAATATGTCTTCAGACAAGGAGAAAAAGGCTATAGAGGATTCGATTGACAAACTCGTTGAGGCTAAGAAGAAGAAAGACCAGACCGTTTGGGTAAATTCGGGAAAAGGTCGTAAAGCCAACATGTGGAAACAGGGTAAGTCCGATGCGGAATACCGCAAAGAGGTATTGGGCACACAAATGGTTGACGACAAGGGTAATCATCTAGGAAAGACCATTGGACAGAACTCTGAAGACCAAATTGCCTTGATTGAGAAACAGAGGCAATTAAAGCTGAAGGAAATCCAGCAAGCAGAGATTAGGGACATGTTGGATTTCATGAAGCAATACGGCAGCTTAGAACAACAACGTTATGCTATTCTAAAAGAATACACGGACAAGATAGACCTTGCAAGAGAAAAGGGAGATACTTTTGGTGCAGCGAACGCTGAAATGGAGATGAACGACCAGTTGAAGAAGTTGAATTTTTCGGATTTCAAGGATTCTATCAATTGGGATGTTGTCTTTCAGGATATGAACCGATTGAGTATTCCTTATCTTGAAGACCTTCGCAAGAAGATGAAGGAGTTGCTTGGTTCGGGTACGTTGGAAATTGATGACATGAAAACCGTATCTGACCAAATCTACAAGATTGATGATGCGATTTCCGAGCAGAAGGATAGATGGGGATTGGTTAATGATGCAGTCCGTGAACACCGTAGGCTTATTGATGAGGCGAAGGATGCGCAAGACCGATTGGCACAAGCTAGAAAGGGGGAGTTTGATGCCAAGGCTGATAACATGAGCCAAAGGAGAAAAATCCAAGGTGTGTTTGCGGAAAGTGGGGTTAACATAGATACCAGTAATATCACTTCTGCCAATAAGGACAAACTTATGGGTTCTACCAAGAATCTCAGTGTAAGCCAAACGGAGAAGTTACGTAAGCTTTTTGATGATTTGGCGGTTTCAGAGGTTAAGGTCGGAAAGGCTACGAAGGAAGTCGGAAAGGCACAGGAAGAAGCCAAGGTAAAGCAGGATGCTGCAAAGAAGAGCTTGCATGATACTATAGAGGAATGGGCTGAAGGCTTGAGGAAAATCCAAGAGAAGCTGAAAGACCTTCCTGGGTTAGTCGATGCTTTGGGTCTCGGAAACACAGGCTTTGGTAAAGCTGTGAATAACGGAATGGATGCATTGAACAGTGGAACACAAGCCTTTTCTGATTTTGCAAGCGGAAACTACATAGGCGCAGCTATGAATGGAATAAAAACCATTGGTTCGTTGGGCAAGATGTTCGGTATTGGTGGAGGTAATGGTGCAGAAGTTGCGAAGAAAACAGAAGAGCTGACCGAGAGCAATGACAGATTGATGTATTCCATTGATAAGTTAAAAGAGTCTATTGACAAATCTTCCGGTTATACAGCCGTCAGCAACTATAATGCTGCTTACGATGCTCAAAAACAGGTTAACACCCAAACGATGGATATTCTCAAAACACAGATGGGGTATCATGGGGCACACCATTCAAATGCTTATTATTGGAATCTTTCTGCACAAGATTATGCGGCAATCAATAAGACTTTGGCACAGCAATCGGCAGTCAGAGGCGGTTATACCAATTCTTCGATAAACAAGGTTGATTCCTTGGAGGATATATATAAGCTCACTCCAGAGCAGATGGCTGACATTCGTACACATAATGCGGATGTATGGAAGAATATGACCGACCAAGGCAAGTATGATAAGACGGAATATTGGGAGCAATATACTGAACTGGCGGGCAAACTAGAGGAGTTGACGGAGCAAATCAATGAGAATTTGACTCAAACAACCTTTGATTCTATGAAGAGTGACTTCATAAACAATCTTATGGATATGAGCAAGTCCGCAAAGGATTTTTCTAATGACTTCACTACAATGCTCAACCAGTCGATGCTCAACTTCGCTTTGGGAGACCTTATGAATAAAAAGCTTAAGCCTCTTTATGAAAGCTGGGCAAACAAGATGAAGGAGAATGGAGGAAGGCAGCTTACACCAACCGAATTGGATAATCTTAAAGAAGAGTATGATAAGATAGTTCAAGAGGGTTTGGCTATTCGTGATAACATTGCTGATATTACGGGTTACAAGCAATCTTACGAGCAGTCCGCTTCTTCAGGTTCTTTTGAATCAATGAGTCAAGACACAGGCGATGAGTTGAATGGTCGTTTCACAGCGGTGCAAATTGCCACAGAGGGAACGTATGAGGAAGCAAAGCTCATAAATACCAAGTTGGATGCTATTGCTGCTCGTGATGGTGGTATAGAGGGTAGCTTATTAACGGCTAGCGTGAATACCATTATGGGTGATGTAGGTAACATTTGGTTAGCTGTTGATGAGGGTAGGACTATCCTTGCACAAAGCTTGATGTACTTGCAGTCGATTGATGAGCGACAAGAGCGATGGCATAAGCCTATGCTGCAAGCATTCAATGATATTCACGAATTAAAAGATAAGATGAGTAGATTGTAAAAGCTATAAAGGGTGTCATATTACGTGATACCCTTTATATTCTTAAATAAATATAAAAGTTTAATACGAATATTTGATTATTAAACCAAATGTTGTATATTATGCAAGCATAATTAAACTTTTATATTATGAACAGAATAAAGGAAATTTTACAAGAGATAGGAATGTCTCAAAAAACGTTGGCTGAAAAGATAGGCATGACGGAGGTCGGTGTTAGCAAGATTGTTAATGGCACTTCAACAAAGGAGACCATGAAGAAGATAGCCAATATCCTAGGTGTTAAGGTCGAAGACCTGTACTATAAAGATAATATGGTTAAATATCGTGGAGAACTTGACTTGAATGGCACCAAGATACCTTGTTATATTTTGGGCAACGGAACTAGGGTAATATCTGGTCGTGGTATGCAAGAAGCATTAAAGATGGTAGATACGGAAGATGGTAAGCAAACTGCCGGGACCAGATTAGTGAGATATTTAAATCAAAAATCTCTTAACCCTTTTATTTCCAAATACATAGAACTGGACCACTTGTCACCTTTGGTGTGTAACGATAATGGAAAGGTTCTTCATGGTTATAAAGCAACCGCTTTGGCGGACATCTGTGATGCTTTTTTGGAGGCACGCAAGAACATTCCGTTATCACCTAGACAAGAGATTATAGCCGAGCAATGCGAAATCCTCATGCGTGCATTCGCTAGGGTTGGTATCATCGCATTGGTAGATGAGGCAACAGGCTTTGATAAGGAAAAGAGCGAGGTTAAGGACAAGCTGCAAACGTTCTTTAATCAATTCCTCTTAGAGGAGGCTGCAAAATGGGTTAAGGTGTTCCCCGACCAATTCTTTATGGACATATACAAAATGAGGGGCTGGACGTGGCATGAGTCGAGGAATATGCCTGGTGTTATGGGCAATTGGATAAGAGATATAGTCTATGAGCGCATAGCGCCAATTATGGAGGAACTTGACAAGAGGAATCCAAAGAATGAGCATGGAAACCGTACAAAGAGATTTCATCAGTTCATTAACCAAGAGAAGGGAATACCAAAACTGAAGGAGTATCTCTCTTCCATTCATGCTTTGGTTGTGGTGTCAGATTATGATTGGGCAAAGTTTATGGATAATCTGAACAAAGTATATCCTAGAACCGACATTGAGTTGTTCTTGGCTTTCGATGCATAAAACAAAGAAGAGGAACGTATGATGCGCTCCTCTTCTTTATTAATAGTCTTCTTCAAATTCTTTCTCTGCCTTCGAAAATGTGTCAAAATCGGAATACAATAGACAGATACCTTTGTATATACCATCGGATTGCATTTGGATAGACAGGTTGATACCCCATCCTTTACCCTTGAATGATGTTGCTTTTATTATACTTCCATTACTCCACTTATCAACTTTTGCATTTGTGTATTTGTCCTTTAACGATTGCTCTATTTCCTTATACTTGGAATTGATAGAACTCTCCGTAACACCTTCCTTTTCGGTTGTGTAGTCCTTGAAACCTACAGAAATGGCAGATACAAGTTTTGATTTTGGGGTGGTCGTCACAGATAAGGTAACGACAGAACCTGCAAACACACCGTCAAAATAATAAGTATCATGGGAATCACCTTTGTTTGATATGTAATCATCATAAGTATATCCCTTACCTGCTAATTTCCCCTTGAAGTCATTTAGGCTTGTTCCAAGAGGAATGCCCATAAAACTAATATTCTGTGCGAATGAGATTACCCATAGGCACAAGAAGAAAAGTATAATCGTAAATCTTTTCATACCATATAATTATTAATTGTTACTTCTTCAATTTCTCCAATATCCCAATAGCCTCGTCAACGGACAATGCGGAATAGGTCTCCTTGCCGTTCTTGATGAGGGCGATGAAGTCCGGCTCACTTGGGGACACCTCGCAATATATGTCCTCTGGGTCAACGAATAGCTGCCATGTCGGAACGCCAAGAAGTTTTGCCATTTCTTCCAATCTCGCTTTTGTAGGGTTGCCATTGATGAGGTTTGTAATGGCTTGCTTTGAAATCCCCAACATCTTGGCAAACTCTGTTTTCGAGATGTCTTTTTGTTTTAAAATACTTTCTAGTCTATACATATTATACCTTATTATATATTAATACAAACTTATTCGTATGCAAAGATACGGCAAAAAACACAAAGTACAAAGAAAATAGTACTAATAAATGTAAATAAGCAATAGGTAAAAGCGTATTTGTACAAACGAAAGTTAAAAGTACAAAGAAAGTTGTACTTTTGTTTGGTGGATTACGAAAATATTCGTATCTTTGCATCGTGATTAAGAAACAAGGTTACTAATTTAGTTGAGGCTGCACCTCCGAGTCGGCACTCGTAAAACGGTATAGCAATATGACTACTTCAATGATAAGAAGAAACTTGATTCAGAAGTTCGTTATGATAGAGTTCGTAAGCAACAGGATAAACACCCAAAAGGACGTTGATAGAATGTTGAATATGATAACAGTAAAGCTCAATATGAACAACGATGAGGCTAAGAGCTTCTTGCGTGAGAGCATCGGACTTGCAAAGTAAGTAATTTAAGTTTAACGTTTAAAATTGAAAGATTATGGCTACTACATTTAAGAATATGATGAGAGAAGTGATGAAAATGGCACACAGAGCCTTTCAGCTTAAAGGTGCTTATATGAGTTGGGCAGAATGCTTGAAGCAAGCTTGGCAGGTTATCAAACTGAAGGCTCGCATGAAGAAGCAGGTCGTTGAGTTCTACTTTCAGAAAATGAATGGTGAGATTCGTCAGACTTTCGGCTCTTTGATGGAGAGTCACATTGACTACACTCCAAATGGCAAGGGTTACGCTTGCAAGGACTGCACAAAGTATTGGGATGAAGTCAAGGGCGAGTGGAGACAATTCAAGAACTACAACTTGATTAGAGTTGCTTAACAAGGTTATTAAGGATTTAAAAAGAAACTAGAAATGAGCGCAAAGATTATCGTGATGCAAGGCAACATGGTTGCAACCATCGAAGAGACGAACAAGGACGCATTTATCAAGCGTGGAGAGTATAAAGAGACCGAGCTGGACAGACATAAGCGTGAGGTCGATTTCCTGATTACAAGCATCGCAAACCGCTACGAAGTGACATTCAATCACAAGGTAGAGCTGAAGGAAAGCCGAAGCATCAAGAAAAGCGAGTATTTCGATAACATTTACTACGTTACCGAGAACGCATTGAACAAGCTGAAAAAGCAATACTCATACGAGTGTGACTTGTAATAGATTTCGTGAGGCACACGTTAAACTGCACCGGACTTTGAACA